GCGGTCGTCGCCTTCTTCGAGGCGCGGAACGGCCGTCTCCACGGCTTCCGCTTCAAGGACTGGGCCGACTTCAAGTCCTGCCTGCCGTCGCAGACGCCGGGCCCTACCAACCAGCCCATCGGCACCGGCAATGGGGCGGCCACGCTGTTTCAGCTGGCCAAACGCTACACCTCTGGCGCGCAGTCCTGGGCACGGGCCATCACCAAGCCCGTCGCCGGAACAGTGAACATCGCCCTGAACGGCACGCCGCAGGTTTCAGGCTGGTCGGTTTCCACCGCGACCGGCCTCGTCACCTTCACCACCGCCCCGGCCGCAGGCGTGGCCATCACCGCAGGCTTCGAATTCGACGTCCCCGTCCGCTTCGACACTGACGCCCTCGACGTAACCCTCGACCTCGAACGCCTCGGCTCGATCACCTCGATCCCCCTCGTGGAAATCCGCACATGAAGACCCTGAACCCGGCGCTGCAGGCGCATCTCGACGACGGTACCACCACCCTGTCCTGGTGCTGGCGGATCACCCGGGCGGACGGCGTGACCTTCGGCTTCACGGACCATGACCGAACGCTGGCGTTCGACGGGACCGAGTTCGAGCCGGAAAGCGGTCTGACGGCCTCCGAGGTGCGGTCTGGGTCCGATTTGTCCGTCGATGCGCAGGATGCCCAAGGCGTGCTGTCCTCCGACCGGATCACCGAGACCGATATCCTCGACGGCCGCTGGGACAATGCGGCGGTCGAGGTCTGGCGGGTGAACTGGGCCAGCCCCGCGCAGCGCGTGCTCTTGCGCCGCGGTGCCATCGGCCAGATCCGGCGCGGGCGGCTCGCCTTCGTGGCGGAGGTGCGGTCGCTGGCGCACATCCTTGGCCAGACAGTGGGGCGGACGTTTCAGGCGAGTTGCGACGCCGCGCTGGGCGATGCGCGCTGCGGCGTGAACCTCGAGGCCCCGGCCTTCACGGGCAGCGGTGCGATCATCGATGTGCTGCGCGACCGGGCCTTCACGGCTTCCGGCCTCGGCGCCTTCGCGGCGGGCTGGTTCGGCTTCGGTCTGGTGGAATGGTCGACCGGCGCGAACGCCGGGCGGCGGGTCGAGGTGCTGTCGCATGACCTCGTCGACGGGGTCGCGATCCTGACCCTGCTGGAAGCACCGGTGCGCCTGATCATGGCGACAGACACCTTCATCGTCCGGGCGGGCTGCGACAAGCGGATCGCGACCTGCGGGACCAAGTTCGCCAATGTCGCCAACTTCCGAGGGTTCCCGCACATCCCGGGCCAGGACGCAGTCCTGCGCTATGCGACGAAGGATGGTGGCCATGAGGGGGCGGTGCTTTGAAGACCGCCGATCTTGCCATCGTCATCGCTGTCGCGCGGTCTTGGCTCGGCACGCCCTATCACGACCAGGCCAGTTTGCGCGGGGTCGGCTGCGACTGCCTCGGCCTCGCGCGCGGCATCTGGCGCGAGGTGGTGGGGCCGGAACCGTTTCCCATTCCGCCCTACAGCCGAGACTGGGGTGAGACGGGGCCGCGCGAGGTGCTGGCCGACGGCGCGAGACGGATGATGCCGGAACTGGATCCATCCGAGGCTGGGCCCGGTGCGCTGATCCTGTTCCGTATGATGCCCCGCGCCATCGCCAAGCATGTGGGCATTCTCACCGGCCCCGACACCTTCCTTCACGCCTACGAACGCCTCGGCGTGATCGAGGAACCGCTGACAACCGCATGGCGGCGGCGCATCGCCTTTGCCTTCCTGTTCCCTGCACGCTGAGTTTTCCCATGGCCACGCTAGTCCTCGGCGCTGTCGGTTCCGCCATCGGCGGGGCGTTCGGCGGCGCGATCCTCGGCTTCTCTGGCGCAGCCATCGGCGGCTTCATCGGATCGACCATCGGGTCGGTGGTTGACAGCTGGATCGTGTCTTCGCTGGCCCCGGCGCAGAAGATCGAGGGCCAGCGGCTGGATTCCCTGCGGATCACCTCGGCCACAGAAGGCGCGATCATCCCGCGCCTCTACGGCCGCATGCGCATTGGCGGCAACATCATCTGGGCGACCGATTTCCGCGAGGAGACGAAGACTACGACGCAGGGTGGCGGCAAGGGCGGCGGGGGCGGCAGGGTCCAGACGACCGAGTATCTGTACTATGCGTCCTTCGCTGTCGCCTTGTGTGAAGGCCCAATCACCGGCATCGGCCGTATCTGGGCCGACGGCAAGCCGGTCGACATGACCGGCATCACCTGGCGCTGGTATCGAGGCGACGAGGCGCAGACAGCCGACCCGTTCATTTCGGCGAAGATGGGGTGGGCCAACACGCCCGCCTATCGCGGCACGGCCTACGTCGTCTTCGAGGAACTGCCGCTTTCCACCTATGGCAACCGCCTGCCGCAGCTCAGCTTCGAGGTGTTCCGGCCCTTGGCCGATCCCGACACGGCCGAGGGGCTGGTCAAGGCCGTGACCATGATCCCGGCCTCGGGAGAGTTCACCTATGCGACCGAGGCTGTCCGGAAGACCGTGGGCGCCACGACCACGGTCTTCGGCCAGACCACCGGCGGCACGACCTCGGCCGAGAACCTCAACGCGCTGCCAGATGAAGCCGACATCGTCGTGGCGCTGGACCGCCTGCAGGCCATGGCCCCGGCCGTCGAAAGCGTCAGCCTGGTCGTCGCCTGGTTCGGGAATGAACTGCGCGCGGGCAACTGCACCATCAAGCCCGGCGTCGAGGTGGCGACAAAGGCCACCAGCCCCAAGGTCTGGACGGTCAACGGGGTTTCCCGCGCTGCAGCCCATTTGGTTAGCCGTGACGCCGAGGATCGTCCGGTCTACGGCGGCACGCCTGCGGATTTCGCGGTGGCTCAGGCGATCCGCGAAATGAAGGCGCGCGGGTTGCGGGTGACGTTCTATCCCTTCCTGCTCATGGACGTCCCGCCCGGCAACACGCTGCCGAACCCCTATTCCAACAACGCAGCCGCTCCGGGCCAGCCGAGTTTCCCGTGGCGGGGCCGGATCACCTGTTCCCCGGCGGCAGGCTATGCCGGGACGGCCGACAAGACCGCCGCCGCTGCCACGCAGGTCTCGGCCTTCTTCGGCGCAGCCACCCCGGCGCAGTTCGTGATCTCTGGTGACACTGTCACCTGGACCGGCCCTACGGGCGACTGGGGCCTGCGCCGGATGATCCTGCACTACGCACACCTCTGCGCCGCTGCCGGGGGCGTCGATGCCTTCCTGATCGGGACCGAGATGCGCGGGCTGACCACCATCCGCTCCAGCGCCAGTACCTATCCAGCTGTCACCGCCTTCAAGGCTCTGGCGGCGGATGTGAAGGCGATCCTCGGGCCGGGGACCAAGGTCGGCTACGCCTCGGACTGGTCGGAGTATTTCGGGCACCAGCCGGGGGACGGCACGGGGGATGTCTATTTCCACCTCGACTTGCTCTGGTCTGATGCCAACATCGATTTCATCGGCATCGACAACTACATGCCGCTGTCGGACTGGCGCGACGGGTTTGACCACGCCGATGCCCTGCAAGGCTGGTCCGCGATCCATGACCGGCGCTATTTGCAGGCAAACATCGCGGGCGGCGAGGGCTTCGACTGGTTCTACGCCAGCGTCGCCGACCGGTCGGCACAGATCCGCACGCCGATCACCGACGGCAGCGCGGGCAAGCCTTGGGTCTTCCGCTACAAGGATCTGCGCGCCTGGTGGTCGAACCCGCATTTCAACCGGCCGGGCGGGATGGAGAGCGGCACGCCGACCGCGTGGGTGCCGCAATCGAAACCCATCTGGTTCACCGAACTCGGCTGTCCCGCCATCGACCGGGGCACCAACCAGCCCAACGTCTTCTTCGACCCGAAGTCCTCGGAGAGCTTCACCCCGTACTTCTCGCGCGGCTGGCGCGACGACGCGATCCAGCGCGCCTATCTCGAGGCAAGCTATCTCTGGTGGGGCCAGGGCACGAACAACCCGACGTCCGCGATCTACGGCGGCCGGATGGTCCATGTCCCCGAATGCGCCGCCTGGACCTGGGATGCACGCCCCTATCCATTCTTCCCCGAACTGACCGGGATCTGGACGGACGGGCCGAACTGGCGGCTGGGGCACTGGCTGACTGGACGGCTGGGCGCGGTGTCGCTGGCGGCCCTTGTCCGCCATCTCTGCCTGCGTGCTGGGCTCGATGAGGCGTTGATCGATGTGAGCGGCCTCTGGGGCGCGGTCGAAGGCTATGTCATCGGCGCGCTGGAAAGCCCGCGCGCGTCGATTTCCACGCTGGCCCGCCACTTCGGCTTCGACGCCATCGAGACCGAGGGCGTGCTTCGTTTCGTCATGCGCGGGCGGGCTTCGGTCGCCACGCTGGCCATCGACGATCTGGTCGGCAGCCGCGAGGGCGAGGCGTTCGAACTGACCCGTGGTCAGGAGACCGAACTGCCCCAGGCCCTGAAGTGGCAGGTCGCGCGGGCGGACGAGGATTATGATGCCGCTCTCGTCGAAGCCCGACGCATCACCGTCGACACGACGCGCATCGCCTCCGAAGCCTTCCCCATGGCGATCCCGCCCGAGGAGGCCGAACGCCGCTGCCGCCGCGCGCTGATGGAAGCCTGGATCGGCAGGGAAAGCGCAACCTTCCGCTTGCCGCCCTCGCGGCTCGCCCTCGACCCGGCAGACGTGATCCGGCTCGCGCATGACGGCCGCGAGGTCGAGTTCCGGCTCGTCTCCGTCGCCGATGCCGAGGCGCGCGGGATCGAGGCGGTGCGCCAGGACCGCGCGGCCTACGACCTGCCGCCCGGCGATCCCCGCCCGGCCTCGCTCGCCAGTCCCGTCGTCTTTGGAACGCCCGAGGTGGTGATGCTGGACCTGCCGCAGATTTCCGAGGACCAGCCCGCCCATCGCCCCCTGATCGCCGCCCATGCCAGCCCCTGGCCGGGCGAGATCGCAGTGTTCCGCAGCGCCTCCACGGATGGGTTCAACCTCCTGACCACATTCGGCAGTCGGGCGCGGATCGGCACGCTGGCCTTCGACTTCTTTCCGGGGCCGACCTCGCGCTTCGATCTCGGCAACGCGCTGGTGGTCGATCTGCTGTCGGGGACGCTGGAAAGCGTGACGGATGTCGCGCTGTTCGGCGGGGCGAATGCGCTGGCCGTGGAGACGGAGGCCGGGGTCTGGGAGATCGTCCAGGCTGGCCAAGCCGAACTGATTGCCGCTGGCCGCTACCGGCTCACCCGCCTCCTGCGCGGCCTGCGCGGGACGGAACATGCCATGGGCAACCCGGCTCCGGCTGGCGCGCGGGTCGTGGTGCTTGACACGACGCTGGCCTCGCTACCCATCGCCGAGGCCGATCTCGGACTGCCGTGGAACTGGCGTGTCGGCCCGGCCGCCCGGGCGGTCAGTGACGCGAGCTATGCCGCGCTGGGCTTAACCCCCACTGGCCGGGGGCTTGTTCCCTTCGCCACGGTCCATGTCGAGCAGCCATGGCGAACGGCTCGTAGCTCGGGCGATCTGACGATCCGCTGGACGCGGCGATCCCGGGCGCTGGTCGCTGATGCCTGGGAACAGGTCGAAGTGCCGCTGGCCGAAGACCTGGAAAGCTATGACGTCCAGATCCTCGACGGGGCATCGATCAAGCGCACACTGACCAGCAGCACGACATCCGTACTCTACACCGCCGCCCAGCAGACAGCCGATTGGGGCGCACCGCTCGGGCCCGGCCAGACGCTGGCGATCCGCATCTACCAGCTCTCGAACCGCCTCGGCCGCGGCACGCCCGCGGCCGCCACGCTGCAATTCTGATCCCAACTCGCGGGAACCCCCATGTCCGACACCACGACGCACCTTGGGCTGCCGTATCTGCTGGCCGCTCAAGCGCAGAAGCATGTCACCCACAACGAGGCGCTGCGCCTGCTCGATGCTATGGTGCAGCTCTCGGTCCTCGACCGCACGCGCACCGCGCCCCCGGCCAGCCCCGCGGACGGCAACCGCCATCTGGTCGCCTCGGGCGCCACCGGCCTTTGGGCCGGGTGGGATCTGAACATCGCCTTCTGGGTCGACGGCGCGTGGATCCGGCTGGTGCCGCGCATCGGCTGGCTGGCATGGGTCGCAGCCGAGGGCCTGTTCCTCGTCTGGACCGGCAGCGCCTGGGAGGTGGTGGGCGAGCCGCGCGACGTGTCGGATGCGGTGTTCAGCCTGGTGAACGACGCCGATCCGACGAAGAAGGCGACCTTTTCGCTGGCGGGCATCAGCGCAGGCACCACGCGCAGCTTCACGCTGCCGAACACCTCCTCGGAACTGGCGATCCTGGCGGGCACACAGACCTTCACCGGCAACAAGACATTTTCCGGGACGCTGACAGCATCCGGAACCGTGACGGTGTCGGCCGCCAGCGCCTCGATCGGCACGGCAACGACGACCGCGACCTACGGGATGGGCACCGGCGCGACGACCACCGGCGTCACCAAGACCGTGAACATCGGCACAGGCGGCGCTTCCGGGTCGACCACCGTCGTGAACATCGGCTCGGCCACCGCTGGCGCGGGCGGCACGACGGTGGTGAACACGCCCACGGTCACCTTCGCCAATGCCGTCACGCAGGTCGGCATGCCGCAGGCGAACCTTACCGGGCAGCTGCTCGGCCTCGGCGGGGCCACGGCCGACAGTTACAACCGAGTGTCGGTGAACACGCCCGCAGTCCTATTGAACAATGCAGGTGCGGGCATCGAAGCGACGGTGAACAAGGCGGCCCCGGCAAACGACGCCGCATTCGCCTTCAAGACCGGGTTTTCAGCGCGGGCGCTGATCGGCCTCTTAGGCAACGACGATTTCAGCTTCAAGGTCAGCCCGGACGGGTCAGCCTTCTACGACGCGATCCGGATCGACCGAACCAGCGGTCAGGTGGAACTGCCGCAGCCCACGGTCCTGCCCGGGCTGTCGGCCGCGCCGTCGCCACCGCCCGTAGGGAAGGCCACTGTTTATGCCCGCAACCGCGCCGGGGCGCCATGGATCGACGTGATGCGCCCCTCTGGCCGGGACTTTCCGCTCCAGCCGCATTTCGGTGTGAACAGGATCGCCAACTGGTCGCCTTCGGTCACGACGACGATCACCACCGAAGGGATGCCGATCACTTCGGTCGGCACCGTCTCGCACCCGACGCTGGCCGCCACGAACCTTGCCGCCTCGATGCGCCGCTGGCGCCTGACCTCCGCAGCCGTCGTGGACTCGGCGGCCGATCAGCGTTCGGCTGGCTGGGCCTGCTGGCGCGGCAATGCGGCGGGCTTGGGCGGCTGGACCTTCGTGACGCGGATTTCGCTGACGACGCTGCAGTCGACCGGGATGGGGTTCTTTGGCCTCTACGGTTCTACCGCCGCGCTGGCCACCACCCTGACGCTGGCGGCCGCCATCAACTGTATCGGCATCGGCTTCCAGCGCGGGACGCACACCCGCTGGCAAGTGGTCGCGAACGACGGCACCGGGGCGCCGACCCTGACCGACATGGGCGCGTCCTTCGCCATTGCCACGGGCGGGGTGCTGACCCTGTTCATCGCGGCACCGCCGAACGGATCGTCCGTCTGGGTGCGCGTCGTCGACGAGGTCTCGGGTGCGATCTTCGAGCAGGAGATCACCGCAGACCTGCCCGCCGCGACGCAGTTCCTGTCGCCGCGGCTGTTCCTGAACACCGGCGCGACCGCCGCCGCCGTCGCCTACGACTGCGCCGGGGTCTACCTGGAAACCGACTTCTGACCGACCGCAGCTCGCGGCAATGAAAGGACCATCATGAACGACCAGACCACCCTCGCCGACGCGGTCGCGCGGGCCTTTCGGGACCACGGGATCACCGCCGCGCTGACCGCCCTGATCGGCGGCACCATGGCCCTGATCGCGGCGATCACCCGCAAGGCCTTCACCAATGAGGCCCTGCTGGATCGCCTTGATCGCGAACTCATCACCGAACGCGACCGGACTGACAAGCAGCGCAGCGAAGATCGCAAGGTGGATGGCGACCGCCTCGACCGGATCGAAACCGACATCCGCTCGATGCGGGACATGCTCTTCGACGCCTTCCAGCGCGGCCGATCCGACTGACTTTCCTGACCCTTGGCAACCGACATCCCTCCCGCCCCAGAGGCGGGTTTTTCATTTGGAGGATACCATGCCGACGCTGACCCACCCCCACTGGCGCGATGTTCCCGCGAGCGCCTGGCGCTGGCCGAATTTCTCGGCCGCCGAGATCGCCTGTCGCGGCACCGGAGCGATCAAGATCAACACCGAAGCGATGGACAAGCTGCAGGCCCTGCGCGACCGGCTGGGCAAGCCGCTGATCATCCGCTCGGCCTATCGCAGCCCGGAACACAACCGAGCCGTCGGCGGGGCCCCGGCGTCGAAACACATGCAGGGCACCGCCTTCGACATCGCCATGTCGAACCACGATCCGGTCGCATTCGCCGAAGCCGCCCGTGCCGTCGGCTTCCTCGGCTTCGGCACCTATCCCCGCTCCGGCTTCATGCACATCGATCTTGGTCCCGCCCGATCCTGGGGCGATCCCTTCCCGGCGTGGCCCGTACCCTTCGCGCCGGAACTGCCGCCCGCGCGCGAGGTCCTTTCGGAAAGCCGCACCCTGCGCGGTGGCGGCGCGGCTGGCGCGGCCACCGTCGGCGCGGCTGGGGTCGAAGTGCTGCAGGATGTCCTTGCCGAGACCCAGTCCACGATCCAGCCGCTGGTGCCCTACCTCGACACCCTGCGGTGGGTGCTGATCGCCATCGCGCTGATCGGCATCGCCGTCACGATCCACGCTCGGCTCGACGACTGGAAACGGGGCCAGCGGTGACCCTTTCGCTCTTCACCCATGGCCCGGCGCGCAAGGCGCTGGGCCTGATCCTGCCCGCCGCAGCGATCCTGCTGTTCCTGCTGAACCTCCGCCGCGCAGGCGAACGCGCCGGGCGCGCCGCCGAACGCCTTGATGCCAAAGAAAGAAACGATGCGATCCACCGCCAGATGCTCGACGCTGCCGCCCATCGCCCCCCTGATCGCGATGCTCTGGCTGACCGGCTGCGCGATGGCAGGTTCTGAGACCCGCGCGCCATGTCCGCCCGTGGTCGAGTACACCAGCGCTGAGCAGGCGCGCGCGGCAGACGAGGTTGAGGCGATGCCGGAAGACGCAGTGATTGTCCGGATGCTGAGCGACTACACTGTTCTACGCGATCGTGCGCGGGCCTGCCGTTGAAATCCGGACCTGGCGATGCCCCACCCTGACCGAGACCGACTGCCTGATAGCAGCTGAGCCTAACGTCACCTCGTCAGCATGGACGTCATCGACTGCATCCAATTCACCCTTTGGTTGATCGCCGGTGACTCCTCGGCGGAAAGCCGGTATCGTTCGATGTGAACTAGCTCAGAGATCATTGAGGAGCGACTTTTGCGAGTATGTCGGATAAGTATCAATCATTTCCGTGGCATCAAAGGCGCCGTTCTGCACTTGCCCAAGCATGCGGTGCTAATCGGCGACAACAATACTGGCAAAACGACCATTCTTGAGGCGCTGGACCTCGCTCTTGGTCCTGATCGACTGAATCGTACCCCGCCGATTGATGAGCACGATTTTCATCAGGGGCGGTATTTGGCCAAGTCGGATCCAGAAGCGGCTGCAATCGAAGATGGCGATGCAGCGGGGAATGCCTTAGGCCCCGATGAACCTGCGGCAGCCGAAGAGTCGGACGCCGAGGCACCGCGTATCGAGATTGAGGTCACCATTGCCGATCTGAGCGAAGAGCAGCTGGCCCGCTTTGGTGACAACGTCGAGTTTTGGGACTCGAACGCGGACTCTTTCTATGAGGCGCCGAATCCAGAAGGTATCGACCCAGCCCATGTCGTCGAAGCGCTCCGCGTGACCTTCCACGGCTGGTACGACGTCGAGGAAGATGACTTTGAGGGGCGAACTTACTTCACGCGAAGCCTCCTGGACGGAGGCACACCAGTCCCTTTCACGAAGAAGGACAAGCAGGCCTGTGGCTTCCTTTACCTTCGATCCCTTCGCACTGGCACACGCGCGCTCAGCCTTGAGCGCGGCAGTCTCCTCGACATTATCCTCCGGCTTAAGGAAGTCCGGCCACAAATGTGGGAAGACACGCTCGCGACTCTGTCGGGTTTCTCCGTGGCCGCAGATCCGGCCCTTGGCATTACTGGCGTACTCGAAAGCATAAACGCCGCCCTGAAGAAGTACGTGCCGAAGGAATGGGGCATCGAGCCACACTTAAAGGTTTCAAACCTGACCCGCGATCACCTTCGCAAAGTCATCACGGCCTTCATTGCAACAGGCGAAGGCCAACATGCGGCCCCTTACTACCGGCAGGGAACGGGCACGATCAACATGCTCGTCCTCGCAATGCTGTCGCAGATTGCAGCCGACAAGCAGAACGTGATTTTCGCGATGGAAGAACCGGAAACGGCAATCCCGCCTTACGCGCAGAAGCGCATCGTACATGAAATCCGTCAGCTCGCCTCGCAGGCGCTTTTCACTTCGCATTCCCCTTACGTACTTGAAGAGTTCGCCATCGAGGAAACTGTCGTACTGGGGCGCGGCTCCGACGGCGTGCTTGCTCGCAAGCCAATCAGCCTGCCTGACAACGTGAAGCTCAAGCGGTACCGGCAGGAGTTCCGGACAAGGTTCTGCGAAGGGCTTCTTGCCCGCCGCATATTGATCGCGGAAGGCGCAACAGAGGCGTCGGCCTTTCCTGCTGTTTGCCGACTGCTTAGCGAACTTAAGCCAGACACCTACCGCTCCCTCGAAGCTATGGGCGTTTGCGTGGTTGATGCCGGTAGCGAGACAAACATACCCGGCATGGCGAAACTCTATCGTGAGCTCGGCAAGCGCACGTTCGCCTTGTGCGACAAGCAGGAAGCTGCGCACCAAGCCCTCATTGAGCAAGAAGTCGAGTGCCTGCTGATGCACGGCGAAAAGGGATTTGAGGCGATGGTCCTCAAAGGCACGACAGAAAATGCGCTCAAGCGCTTTGCCGCGACCATCGACTGGCCGCAGGACCTTACGCAAACCTTCCCCGATCCAGTCGCTCAGGCGACCGATGCGCTAGCGGCATACTTCAAAAAGAACAAAGGGAACTGGGGCATTTCCGATTTCCTTGCACAGTGCTCCGAAGACGAAATACCGGAATGGCTTAGGCAGGCCTGCACGCGACTTAAGGACATCTGCGATCCCCCGCCCCCGCCGCCTGCAGAGGCGGCCGCACAACCCGAAGCTGGCGAACCGGGGGCGCCTGCGGATGGAGCTGACTGAAAAACAACAAGACGTTCTTGCTGCAGGCGGCCATCTCCTCGTCACAGGGGGGCCGGGGTCAGGGAAGACAACGATCTCTATTCACAAAGCGGCCGGAATTGCCGCGAGGGATCTGCGACCAGGTCAGCAGGTCCTGTTTCTCAGTTTTGCTCGCGCCAGCGTTTCGCGTGTTGTCGAAGCCATCGAATACGAACAGCAGATCCCGCGCCAGTTGAAGAGCCGTATCGAGGTCGAAACCTATCATTCGCTGTTCTGGCGCCTCCTTAAGACCCACGGTTACCTTGTCGGTCTGCCCCGGCGGTTGACGATCCTCACGCCACCAAACGAAGCAATTGCTCTGTCGGCTATTCGCCTTGGCTTCGGGGCTGACAGCGCCCTGTCCGATGCCGAAAGGGCAGCTAAACACGCGGCAGAAAGTACGGAACGGCGGCGCCTAGCCGAACAGGAAGGCCGCGTCTGCTTCGATCTGTTCGCGACGTATGTTGGCGACCTTTTCACCGGAAGCGAGCGCCTCCGCCGACTCTTTGCGACCATGTACCCAGTCGTCATTCTGGACGAGTTCCAGGACACAAATGCTGCCCAATGGCGCATCGTTGAGGCGATCGGCCAATTTTCACGGCTCATCGCGCTTGCCGATCCGGAACAGCGTATCTTCGATTTCATCGGCGCTGACCCAGAAAGACTTAACCACTTTCGGCAGAAGTTCGCACCGGTCGAGGTGGATTTCGGAACGACGAACCATCGAAGTGCTGGAACCGATATTGGCCTATTCGGTAACGATGTCCTGAAAGGCGTCTTCCAGAAAAGCAGCTATGTTGGAATTGATTGCCAAGTATTCGAGCCATATGCGGACGCGGCAATGTCCAAGCTGATCACAACGACATATGCAGCGCGGGGGCGCTTGGTCGCAACCGGTAAAGCAGACTGGTCTCTCGCCATTCTCGTACCGACACGAAAGATGACCCGATTGGTGTCGGATCACTTTCGATCTCCGCCAGCAGGTATGGCCCCTATCGCGCATACCGCAGTTGTCGAAATCGAAGCCGCCATCTTGGGCGCAGAGATCGTTGCGCACCTCCTTCAGCCAGCTGATGACGTAAAGCATTTTGACCGGTTGATCGAGCTCTTGTGTAGCTATTATCGAGGAAAGGGCGGCGACAAACCGACGAGCGGCGCGCTGAAACAAGCAGATGCGCTCGCTAAAGCTTATGAGAAGTGGACTTCTGCCCTTGCATCCGGCAAGGCACCAAATGCCACGAGCGTTATCCAGAAAGTGTCGACTGTCTATCAGTCCGCGCTTGCCGCTGCCCTGACCGGGGACCCCGACCAAGATTGGCGAACCATTCGGGCAATTCTTGAAGGCGGTCCTTGCCCTCGCCTGAGCGAGGTCGGATCGGAAGTACGGAACATCCGCATCCTCGAACGTGGCTCTCAGCTTAGACAGACCCTCGCCCTAGATTGGCGTGACCATGGCGCATACCTGAACGCACTCGAGATCGTTCGCCAAGCCTTTGTACAGGATCACTTTGCCACAGGGATCAAGCCGGAAACCGGGGTCGTCATCATGAACATGCACAAGGCGAAGGGAAAGCAGTTCGACGAAGTCATCATCTTTGAAGGTTGGCCATTGATCCGGAAGGGACAGATCATGGCGAACCCGCATCGCATCGTTCGGGACAACGATAGGAAGCAAATAGCTGACGATGTTCGCCAGAACTTCCGGGTGAGCGTAACGCGGGGTCGTCAAAGGACGACCATACTGACGCCAGGCGTTGATCCGTGTGTACTTCTGTTGGGGAATTCTTGATCCACCGCCTTCGCTGCCTGCGACTGCGGGCTTATGCATGGTGTTGCGGTTTTTCTGGTGTGGTGTTGATGTGGCGTTGATGTAAACGGGCGAATGCAAAAAGCGCCCCGCGGGGCGCTGCTCAAGTAACTGATAACACCAGATTTTTTGGTTGCGGGGGCAGGATTTGAACCTGCGGCCTTCAGGTTATGAGCCGAACCCTTTGGGTTTTATGACTCTTTTTTACTTCAACAACTTAACGGGCAAGCCTTTGAGATGGCGGACCATTTTGCGACCTCTCGGCGCTTCTCGCAGGATTTGGACGGATCGACGTGCGCTCAGGAACGCATTCGCGGGTTGACCAGACGTTGACAAGCGATGCTCATTAACCGCGATAGACCATCCCTATATCCCGTGGACCGGCCACGACGCTGGGGGCGGAAAGCGGGCGGTCGCCATGTGCGCGAACCGAGTGGTCACGTTACGCCAGAGCAGACATTCAGGCTCCGCGTCGCACTGTCGAAGATGCCCACTGTATCGAGACTGGCTGCTCGCTCGCGACGGTCAAGCGACCTTGACGAAAGCCTTCCCGTCCAAATAGGCGTCGACGTGGTTCCTTAGGGTCCGGCCGACGTACTCGCCCAGCGGCACCGGTACAGCGTTGCCAATAAGCCGCCCGATCCGAGCAAAGCTCGGTCGGTCCTCTGCTGCGAGGAATGAGTAGTCGGCCGGGAAGCCCTGGAGCATCGCCGCCTCGCGCAGCGTTATGGCCCTGTCCTGCTCAGGGTGTCCGAAGCGACCGTTCCCGTACCCAAAGCACTGGGTCGTGATCGTCGGGCCGGGCTGGTCCCACTCCATCCTACCGTAGACGGCGGGGTAGGTGGCGCCGGTCGAGCGCCGGTGGCACTTGGCCCGGAGTTCGTCCGGCCAGTCCCGCCAGGTGCCGCCCGGCTTAGAGGCGCGGATGCGCTGGAGGTTGGTCGCACTCAGCCTGCTCGCCACGTGCAGGGGGTCCGAGGGGTCCGCCTCTCCCGCCGCGACGGGGCGGAGGGAGCCGATGGCCTGGCGCACCGTCGTGGTCCTCCCGGCGTCGGGCGCCGGGAGCTCGATCGGACCCAGCCTCGACGCGACCAGCACCAAGCGCTTGCGGGTCTGCGGCAGGCCGACGTCGCGGACGTCCACGATCCGGTGGTCGATGCTGTACCCGTCGAGACAGCGCAGGAACTCGGCGAACACCGGCTGGTCTAGCAGCGGGGGCACGTTCTCCATCGTGACCAAGTCCGGCTGCAGGGCCTTGACCAGCTCGCCGAACCTTCGCACCAGCCTCCAGTCGTCACGGCTCCCCCGTCCCTTGCGCTTCCCTTCGCCCTGCCGGGCGGCGGAGCGCGAGTAGGTAGAGAATGGCTGGCAGGGTGCGCAGCCTGCGAGGAGCGTGACGCGCCCGCCCTGCAGGGTGTCTGCGATCGCCGATGCGTCGAGGCAGTCGACGTCGGCGAGGAGGAACGCTGCGTTGTTGTTGGCAGAGAAGGGGTGCTCGCAGCTCGGGTCGACGTCGACCCCCAGGCGGACGTCGATGCCAGCAAGCTCAAGCCCGTGTGTCAGGCCGCCCGCCCCGCAGAAGAGGTCGACTGCTACGATGGTCTTGTCGGTGCTAATCATGGGGCCTTCGGGTGGAGGAAGCCCTTCGCCACAATGTATTGATCGAAGGACGTAACTACCTCCAGCATATAGGCTACCACGGGATCGCGCAACTCCGCAAGTCGGGTCGCCGGAAGGTGTTGAGCCCCCGACAGGAAGGACTCGTTGCCATGCGCGAGGCGGTTGCGCTTGTGCCTGAGGTACTTCATCGGCGGCATCCCGTCCTCGAAGACGCTCTCGCAGGCCGCGACCCGGACCGGCTCGGCCACCGTCAGCGGGCAGGACAGGGAGGCTGCGAGCTGAACCACCTCCTCGTGCGACCAGTTGCCCGACCGGCGCCTGATGCTCAGCTTGGTCATGGCCATGCGGTCGATCGCCTCCTGGACGAGGCCGACGAAGCGCGTCTCCGCGTCGTGGACGGACAGATCTCGCGAGAGATTGACCCTTCCGAGGGCCCACTCGCGGATGAGGCCGTCGCACCACTCCTTGGGCGTGTGGACCTTGGCCGCGATCGCAACCTCCTCCAGCACCTTCTCCATAACCGCCTCGACCACGTTGTAGAGGTGAACGAGGAACCCACTCTTCAGGATGTTGACCGGCTCGGAGTCGACCGGCGCGGTGCGGACTCCCGTCCCCCGACCCACCGCAGACGCCTCCAGTCCCGAGATGAACCCGAGGTGGGTCTCTATCTCGACGATGCGTTCGCGGAGTATATCGCCGAATTCGCTCAAGGCGCGAGCCGCTCATACACGAAGCGAACCCTCGCCAGCAGCTTGGACTTGACGTTGGCCGCGTCGGAGGTCGTGACCTCGGCGAAGTCGGCGTCGTCGGCCCAGGCCGCAACATCGTCCCGCGTCGCCGACAACGGGCCAAAGTCCCGCAAGGCTAGCGCTGTGCCGACCGCGATCGCCTCAAAGCGCACGCGTGGAATCTGCTTACCCGTCGCGGTCTTCCTAAAGCCGTTGGGGAACAGCCGCTCGACCTCCGCCAGCATGGCGTCGAACTCGGCCCTCAAACGCGGCAGGTAGTGGGGGTCGTTCGTGGCGCGCTCATTCGCTTCACGGACAAAGTCCCAAATGTAGTCGCGCGGGCGATCCCGCCATCCCGGAAGGTCCATCGCGCCGTCCGCCAGCGTGAACTTCTCGAGATATGTGAAGAACCGGACGACGAGCTCCTCCCGCTCCCTCTCGCTGACCTGCTTCGCGCCGATCGGGGTCGCCGTCACGAAACGCTCGTCCTTTGAACATTCGACAACGAGGTCCATGAACGGACCGGGAAGTGAACCACGGCGAATCTCGGCCTCGTTCAGGTGGGTGCCGCCGGTATTGATGCGGTTGAACATCTCGGTCCGCGTTGCCTCGTCTACCAGGTTGTCGAGGACGATCCCGCGGATCGACCGTGCCGAGATCTTCCGCTGCCTGCTACGTTCGAGGTCGTCCACGTAGAAGCCGTTCAGCTCCGGGAGCTGCTGCAGCTTTTGCAGCTTGAGGTCGCCGTCGAGGAACCGGACCATCGTCCGAAGCCGCTGCGATCCGTCCACTATCTCAAGTCGGCCGTCGTCCGCCTGCCAGAGGAAGAGGAAGGGGATCGGGAGGCCCATCAGCAGGGACTCAATGAACCGCGACTGCTTGTCGTCGGGCCAGACCAACTCCCGTTGATATGGGGGGACGTAGTATTCATCCTGTCGAACCTTGTCGGCCAGGAACTCGACCGTGTACTCAGTTACAAGGTACTTTATCGCCATCTCCAGCTTGGCGATCGCTGCCTCTCCTGCCGTTCTCTGAGCCTCAGTTGCTCTCGTGCGTTTGGTCGTCCGCGCCATTTGCTTCGCCAATTTGGATTCAACTCAATCAATCATCGATTACTGCCCCATTATCAAACTGTTTTACATGGCACGAATGGCTGTCCGTGATTCTTGGCGCTCCGTCTGGGTTACCCCGTGGGTGGACCTGATCAAACCATCGGCGCAGATGGACGCGTTCATCCGTCTGTTTGCCACCTTCTGCGCCGGGCCGGTTCCTCCGATCCTCCTGTCTTCCAGCCCGGAATTGCCCCCCGGCCTTCAATTCCACCTTCCGCCTGTATTCCGGTCCCTACCCCGTGGTCCGACTTGATAGTGGCGCGGGGCTACGCCTGTGTCGTCGGGCAAGGAGGCGGGATGGATGGTCAAACGACTGAAACTGAATGAGAAAACCCTGCGCGAGGCGGAACCGAAGCCCGGCGTCAGCTATCAGATCTTCGACACGGAGGTGATCGGCTTCGCCGCCCGTGTGCAAGCGTCGGGCGCGCGGACCTTCACCATCGACTACCGGCACGCCGGGCGGCAGCGGCGGATGACCATCGGGCGCTGGCCGGAGTGGAGCGTCACGGCCGCGCGCGAACGCGCCAAGGAACTGCGCCGCGCCATCGACGAGGGACAGGATCCTCTGGCTGCCAGGGATGAATGGCGCGGGGCTCCGCGCGTCACGGACATGATCGACCGCTACATCGCCGAGCATCTGCCGAAGTTGTCCAAGACCAATGCGGGCGACCAGGTCTCGATGCTGAAGAAAATGGTCGAACCGGCGTGGGGCAACCGCCTCGTGACGGAGATCACCAAGTCCGACGTCGCGAAGTTCCTCGATTTCGTGGCCGAGGGGCGTCCCCGCCCCTGCAAGGCGAAGCCCAACAACCGGGCGCGCAAGCTGCAGGGTCACAAGCCCACCCCGATCCGCGCCAACCGCATGGGCGAGGTGCTGCGCAAGATGTTCACGCTGGCGATGGAATGGGAATGGCGGACGGACAACCCTGCGCAGGGGTTCCATCGGCGCATCGAACATGCCCGCGAGCGCTTTCTGTCGCCCGAAGAGCTGACCCGGCTGGTGGCCGTGCTGGATGCCGCCGAAGACCAGCGTGCCGCGGCGATCATCCGCATGTGCATGCTGACCGGCGCTCGGGTGGGCGAGGTCCGCACCGCACGGTTCGAACAGTTCAACCTCGACTATGCCATCTGGTCGAAACCCGCCTCGACCACCAAGCAGCGCAAGATCCACCGCGTGCCGATCTCGCAGGACGTGGCGGCCATCGTGCGGCTGCGCCAACAGGCGGTGCCGAGCGGCAATCCGTGGCTCTTCCCCGGCGACACCGTCGGCCAGCCCGTGCGGGAAATCCGCCGATTCTGGGCCAAGGTGCAGAAGGACGCCGGGCTGGCCGACGTCCGCATCCACGACCTGCGCCACACCTTCGCCTCGCTCTTGGTCAGCGGCGGCGCATCTCTGGAAATGATCGGCAAGCTCTTGGGCCACAGCCAGATGCAGACCACCCAGCGCTATGCGCACCTTATGGATTTTCCCCTGCGCGCGGGCGTCGACACGGTGGCAAGCCTCCTGCGCCCTCGGCCACGCCTTGTGCATGACGCGGCGCAGGAGGGGGCCGACCTGCCGAAATCGGCCTGACCGTCACGCCGGGTCCTCGCCGCGCAGCCTGCGCCAGAGCGAAGAAAGCCGTTTGCGGATGGTGCTCTCATCCGGCACCTCCCCCGACTTCGAGTTCTGCACGAACCAGTCCTGCACCAGCGTGACCAGCGCGGTCTGGGTATCGGGCACGCCCTTCTCGAAAAGGAACCACGTCAGCCACGCATACATCGCGTCCCAATCGTAGCGCGGGCTGGCCCCGATGGTGGAAGCCGGGCGCCGCAGCAGATCGCGTTCCTCCTCGAAGGCTTGCAGCGTTCCGGAATCCAACAGCAAGTCGGACGACCGGACCAGCACCCCCTCGGCCGGATCGGTGATCGTGAGCCAGGTCTTGCTGCCGAGCGGCATGACCCGCCTGAGCCGCGCCTGCTCGTCGCTCGGCCCCATCCGCCGGAACATCCCCATCAGTTCCGCCATCGGCACCTGGACCATCCCGGCCACCGTCTCGTCACCGCAGAGGACGGGAGGAATGCCCGCGACGACATGCAGATGCCCTGCCGCCGCCCAGCCCGCCACATCGGCCGGGTGACAGCCCCAGCGCACGGCGATTTCGTAGATCGAGAAGAAGGCGACGGGGGGCAGTGGCATCGGGAAACTCCTTTCAGACATGCAGCATCCTTCGGCCAGGGCCGTCGGCATGCAGGTTACAAATGACCCGCCGTGCCGAGCACGTGGGCTGACTTAGGGTTCAGAGCACGTCGTCGAGGAAAACCGCCTGTAAGCCAGAGGCACACCGTGACCGGCGTGCGCATCCGACTGCGTTCGTCTTTTCGATTCTTATGGACTGCTCAACGGCGAATCTACTCAGCCGATAGGCGCGTCTGCAACAGGTATCCCGTGCGCTTCGACCATCGTCGGCAGAGTTTCGGTGGATATCGTCGAGCGCCTCCGGAACGCGACCGGAACGACCCATTCCGGCAATTCCGGCCCCGACAGAAGCGGCGAATCCGTCCGAACACCGGTCAATCGGCCCGCCCCGGAGAGAGTGGTAACGCTGGCGCATGGATCGCCGTCCGGAACCGGCTCGGATGACGGTTCCCGAGAAGCCTTCCAGCGGTGACCCTAGCGAGCCTAAAGGCGTAAACCTCAATGAAACAAGGGGTGGAACCGGGTGGTTGCGTGCAATTCCACCTTCCGCCTGTCTTCCGGCCCTCGCGCTCTGCTTCGCTGACCCGGCCCCCGCCAGAGGGGCGAAAGGCCAACGGAGCAGCCCATGAAGGACATCCAGACCGATCTCGACGAAGACATCCCCGACCTGCTGGCCGACTGGATCAGCCGCGAGCAGCTGGCCCGGGCGCTGGGCCTGACAGCCGACACGCTGTCCCGGTGGGAAGCCCGCCGCCAGGGGCCGCCCTGCACACGCATAGGTCGAAAGACCTTCTATCGCCGCGCCGCCATCCAGGAATGGATCCGCGCGCAGGAACAGGCCCATCCGGTGCGCAAGACGCGGGGGCGGTCATGACCATCCTGCCCCACAGTTCCGCTTGGCCCGCCGACCGCGTGGCTGAGGCGCGTGCAGTCATCGCCGATGTCGCGCATCACAGCGATCTCCTCATCCGGCTCGCCTGCAACGTGCTGGTTCAGCATGGCGAGACCCCGGGCGAGCGTGCCGATGCCCAGCGCCTGCTGGTGGTCGTTGACGCGCGGCGGCCGGTGCGGCGCGCCCAACGCGAGGATCAGGGGAGGGCCGCGCGATGATGCGCCGCGGCACCCCCGAGGCCGATCTGCAGCGCGCCGTCGTGCAGGCGCTGCGCATCGCCCTGCCCCGCAGCGCTATCATCCACCATTGCGCCAACGAGGTGACCGAGGCCGGACCTCGCGGAGCGAAGCGCCAGGCGATCCTTGTCGGCATGGGCGTCCATGCCGGGTTCGCTGATCTGATGGTGATTTGCGATGCCCGCGTACTGTTCCTCGAACTGAAGGCGCCGAAGGGGCGATTGCGACCGGAACAGGAGGCGTTTCGCGACGCGGTGAAGGCACAGGGTTTCGGCTGGGCACTGGTGCGCAGCCTCGACGATGCGCTGGGCGCGCTGGCAGATCACGGCTTCACGACACGGATCGCCCCTGCCCCACGGAGGCCTGCGCCATGAGCCACCGTGCGACCGTCTGGGCCATCCAGCAACGCGGGTTGAAACCCGCAACCAAGATCGTGCTGTGGTTCCTGTGCGACCGGCACAACCCGGACTTCGGCTGCTTCCCGACTCAGGCGCGGCTGGCTGAGGACGCCGAGATGTCGATCTCGGCGCTGAACGAGCATCTCGCCGTGCTAGAACGGGCTGGCCTCATACGCCGCCTGCGCAGCCATGATCCGCGCACCCACCGCCGTCAGGCCACGCGCTACATCTTGAGGTTCGAAGAAGGCTTTGCACAAGAGCCAACTCCGGAAACCGGAGACGGCTTCGAAGGCACGGAAGGTGAACAGGAAGATGACCCAACTCCGGAATCCGGACGCGGAGCCATCTCCGGATTTTCGGCCGAGCCATCTCCGGATTTTGCCGAAAGCCATCTCCGGAATCCGGAGACTAACCTTGTAAGAGAACCCCTAAGAGAACCTGTAAAGGAGGAGGCGGGCGCGCAGGCACGCGCGGCGATTTCCGATGAGGTTTTCGGGGAGCTGCTCACCGCGCTGGGCCTCGACCCCGCCGCCCTGCCCGGTTGGTGGCAGGGCTGGCCGCCCCGGCTGCACGTCCAGCGCTGGCGCGACGAACTTGGGCTAACCGAGGCGGAAATCATCGCTACGGCCGAGGCCAGCCGCCAGGAGCACCCCGAACCGCCCGATGGGCCGAAGGCGCTGGACCGGGCGATGCAGCGTGCAGCAGGGCGCAAGGTCGACGATGCGGGCCGAAAGCGCCGGAAACTCAAGGCGCCCCCTGCCCCGGCTGCGAAGCCGATCACCGACCTCCCCGCCTTCTATGCCGATCTGGTCAACTCCGACCGCTACCTGCCGGTCAGCGCAATCAGCAACACGATGCGCGACGCCATGCTGGCGCGGGGATTGGTCACGGCCGAACGCCTGCGCGAGCGAGGTGTTCGATGACCTTGCAACGACTGATCGGCCGCGCAGGCAGTCGATCTGCTCGACGCGCGCTGGGTGTGCAGGCGGCCCTCGAATGGGCGTTCCGGATCGAACAGGCGCAGCTGGAACTGCCGCTGCCACCGGACATCACCGAGGAAGGGTTCGGCTTCGGCCTGGAATACGTCCTGCTCCAGCGTGCTGTGCTGGGCTGCAAGATCGACGGCGGCCGACACAAGATCGGGGGCTATACCCACGAGGACGCCGAGGTCATCGCCGCCACCGTCGCCGGGATCCCCGACAGCCTCGGCAGCAAGCGCATGGCAATCCGCGTCGCCGAACTGGCCCGCGCCGGGCTGACCCCGGACTGGATGCCAGGTGCCGTCCCGCGCTGCGTGCCGACCATCATCAAGCAGAACCAGCATGGCGCGCATGCGGGGGCAATCGTCGTGGGCACAGAACGCATCCGGGTGCGTGGCGCGGGCGCGCGTGACACGTGGAAAACCGTCGACATCCTCGCCTGCCCGGTCACATTCTCACCCCACCCGCAGCAGATCGAAGCCGCTCGGCGCTCCTACGACGACTGGTGGCAGGCGCTGGACTGGGTCCGGGAGGGGCTGATCGCCGGTGCGATGCTGCGAGAGCTCGAGGTGACGACTGCGATGCCGAAAATCAGGCCGTGGGCTTGACGGCTTTGCCAAACGATCTGGTGTCTGACCCGGACCCGGGCATGTCTCGGCGGGTCGGGCAACTCCGAACCGAAGACGAGGTCGTTTTCGAACCGTTCTGTTAATGTACCAATGATAGAACATCATGATCGCGGACCTTGCGGCGACGCTCAACCCATCGACAGCGAAGGCTGCCTAGCATAGCATCAGCTGATGGCTTGATCCCAAGGCCCAGGATATTGTGGCGACAAGCGAGCAGGAAACATTCATGGAACACTCCGAAGCACCCTTCAAGTTCATCGATTTGTTCGCTGGAATCGGGGGCCTCCGGCGTGGCTTCGACGCAATTGGTGGACAATGCGTCTTCACCTGCGAGATGAACAAGTATTCTCAAGAGACCTATCGCGCCAACTTTGGAAGCGACCATGAAATCGCCGGTGACATCACGCAGGTTGCCGCATCGGACATTCCTGAACATGATCTGCTTCTAGCCGGATTTCCTTGCCAGCCGTTCTCTTTGGCTGGCGTCAGCAAGAAGAACTCGCTCGGTCGAGCTCATGGGTTCGCGGACGAGACACAGGGGACCCTGTTCTTCGACGTCGTCCGGATCTTGCGCCATCACCAGCCCCGGGCCTTCTTGCTCGAGAACGTCAAGAACCTGTTGAGCCACGACAAAGGCAACACCATGCGGGTCATCCTGCATGCATTGGACGAACTCGGGTACGAGGTCGACTACCGGGTGATCGATGCGCGTTCTTGGGTACCGCAGCATCGTGAACGAATTTTCATTTCCGGGTTCCGCAGGGACTACAAGACGACCTTCTCCTTCGATGACGTGTTAGTCCCGCCAGGGCCCAACCCCACGCTATCATCGATCCTCCACCCCGAGGACGGGTCGGAGGCTGCAGACGGGCGTTACACGACCGGCAGCTTCGGCAAGGTCAACGAACGTTACACGCTGACTGATGGCCTCTGGTCGTACCTGCAGCGGTATGCCGAGAAGCATCGCAGTGCAGGCAACGGGTTCGGATTCGGGCTGGTCGGCCCAGAGAACGTGGCTCGCACTCTCAGCGCACGGTATCACAAGGATGGGTCTGAAATCTTGGTCAAGCAGTCTGGAAAGAACCCACGCCGTCTGACGCCGCGGGAATGCGCGCGTCTCATGGGCTTCGACCGTCCCGGCTCCAACGACCCTTGGAAGATCCCGGTAAGTGACACCCAAGCATATCGGCAGTTCGGCAACGCCGTTGCGGCACCCGTTTCGGTTGCGATCGCCGAAGCAATGGCTCCATGGTTGACCAACACGGTTGCCCTCCGGTCGCGAAGGGAACGCGTTGGCTGACAACAAGGCGCCCCTGACAAGATCACAGATGATGGCGCGTGTCCGTTCGGCGGATACCAAGCCGGAACTGGTCCTGCGCAAGGCCCTTCACGCCATCGGCTTCCGGTTCAGGTTGCACGTCCGTTCCCTCCCGGGTTGTCCGGACATCGTCATGCGGAAGCACAGGTGCGCTATCTTCGTCAACGGCTGCTTTTGGCACGGTCACGCTGACTGCAAGCATTTTCGTATTCCCAAGACCCGGCCAGAATTCTGGGCCGCAAAGATCGGAGCCAACCGGGAGCGGGACGCACGCGCAATCGAGGCTCTGCTGAGCGGCGGCTGGCGCGTTCTCGTTGTTTGGGAATGTGCGACGCGGTCGTTCCAGGTGGACAATTTGATCGGCATCATCGCCGTATGGTTGCAGGGCACTGAAACAAGTGCAGAATTGTCATCGGATGGCCTGTCGAGCGACAGCCGAGTCAGGCCCGGAATTTCATCCGGCGAGCAGGAAACAGGTAGATGAACGACCTTATCAACGACCCGAACGCCTCGCGGCTGATTTATGGCCTGCGCGACACCGGCTACAACGTAAAGACCGCGGCTGCGGACATCATCGACAACTCGATCGCGGCGGGCGCAGAGAACATCAACATCGAGATCCAGCTCCTGCATGACGGACGGAAGGTCGTCTATTTCGGCGACGACGGTCACGGGATGAACCATGAGGAAGTTCGGAACGCCATGCGGTACGGCGCGGACAGGCGCCCCGACGCAAAGAGCCTTGGAAAATTCGGCCTGGGCCTCAAGACCGCCTCCAGCTCGGTTTGCAAGCGCTACAGCGTGATCTCTCGGCGGTCTGAGGACCAACCCTTGGCGAAGCTTACATGGGACCTGGAGCACGTCGAACAGCGCAACGTCTGGGAAATGCTGGCCGAGCCGGTGACGGCGGATCAGAACGAGATGTTCGACGAGTATTGCGGTCCGACCGGCACGCTTGTCATTTGGGAAAATTGCGACCGGTTGCTGTCAAAGGAATACACGCCGGGCACCAAGGAACAGGCAGCTGTCAAGCGGATGTCCGAGGCCCTGAGCAAGCACCTCTCCCTCGTCTTCCACCGATTCCTTGATGTAAATGACAGCCGGGAACGGAACGTGGTGATCCGGATCAACGGAACTCCGGTGAAGCCATGGAACCCGTTCTATCCCGAACGTTCCGAACAAGTGCTTGCTCCGAACAAACAGAAAGTGGTCGTCGAACTCTTCGATGGGAGCGAAGAAGTCGCTGAAATGAAGGCGTGGATCCTTCCGCACCGCCGCGACATGACCAAGGAGGAGGAGGCCGAGTTCGCGCGGATTTCGAACAGGGCGCAAGGCTTCTATGTCTATCGCGAGGGCCGCCTGATCCAGGATGGTGGCTGGATGGATGTGTTCGGTGCACCTGAACCGCACACCTCGCTTCTCAGAATCGAGTTCGACTTCGGCCACCAGTTGGACGAGGCTTTCCGGATAGATGTGAAGAAGTCACGGATCCTGTTCCATCCGGATCTTGAGGACGGCCTGCGCAAACTGCTTCAACCGGTCTATCGCGAAGCTGGTGCTCGCTATCGCCGCGAAAGCCGAGACGATGCCAACCAAAAGAAGACCGTCGACCACAGCAGCGCGAACAAGAATATTGCGGGCACGCCAAATACCACGAAACCCCAAGTAACTGCTGCGGACGTACGCACCCAAACAGCCGAAATCAGCAACAACCGCGGCCCGAAGATCAGGATCAAGGCGCCAGTCCAGAATTTCGTCAGCCCTGACAGCATTCACGTCGAAGCGGTGACCACAATCACAAATGGCCATCTGTGGGAACCCGCCTACCGCAGCGCGGGCAGCGCCGACCATGTGCCCGGCGTTCAGCTCAACAAGCACCATGACTTCTATCAGAAGATATACCAGCGCGCCGCCGCCAACGGCTACGCGGTCGAGGGGATGGACCTTCTGCTCTACGCTTTCGCCATGGCCGAGCAGAACAACACCGATCCCGAACTCGAACCCGTCTTCGAGGATATCCGCGAAGAAATTTCGGCCAACCTTCGCAAGTTGCTGCGGCACATGCCGGATCCCGAACCCGCAGAACTGACCGAGGACGACGAGGAGTGAGATGATCTCCGATCGGAAAGACATCATCCGAATGGAGCTGGAGGCGGGAACCGGGGCCGCGATCGGCATGGCGGTCGACCAAAGCGGGACCAGGACTGGTCTGCGCCTCTGGTTCGCCGATCTGGACGAGCGCCACGGCCCCGTGGCGGAGCTGCGTCCCTACGGGATCCGGGGATATCGCGTGGCGCTTGGCTTCGGGAAGTTTGCGGGTGAAGTTGTCCGCCAGATACAGGCCGCAGGCGCAGAAGACGTCGGGTTGGCACGCGCCTTGGTGGCGTCGATCAGCCCAGCGGTGGATCTCCAAGTATCTGGCCACGGCAGGGATGATTGGTATGTGGATTCCGGAGCTTTCAAGATCACAGCAACAGCCCGAGGATTGCCAGACGATCAGGACGAAGCCGTTGCCAAAATCTGCCGAGATGTAGTCGTGCCGTTGCTGGCCGCCATGGCGGAACTTATCGGTTATGATGTCATCGAGGAGGAGGACGATGACCGTGCGCACGCCTATGAGGGCGCAATCCTAATCTCGACAATCCGGCGACGCGAACGAAACCCGCGAAACCGCCTGCTCTGCATCCGGCTGCATGGCGAGAAATGCGCGTGCTGCGGCATAGAGCCGAGGTCAGTCTATGGTGAAGCAGGAAGCATCATCGAAGTTCATCATCTCGAGGCCCTGTCCCTTCTGGCCGTGCCCCGCGCATACGATCCGGCGATCGATCTGGCACCGCTCTGTCCTAACTGCCACCGCGCCGTGCATACGAGACGCCCGATACCCTTCTCCCTTTCGGAATTGCAGGCGCTCATGTCACCGCACGTAGACCAGGCGGCCATCTGATGAACAACCTTGCCGCCCTGCCTCCAGATTTTGACACTCTGCTCGCAAAGGTTCCTGAAGGATTTTCAGTCTCAGAGCGGGTTATCGAACCGGTAGCGATCCTCTCCCGAGTATCCGGGAAGATGTCCGTGGCGCTGGGCGGCAAGCGAACGGTTCGGGGAGAAGTTCGGCTGATCGAGGCGCCATCCATTTCCCATGCTTGGATAGCGGACGGCGCAATCTTGCGTCCCTTGCCCAAGGACGCTCCAGGCTTGGTCGCAAAATGCCTTGGTGACGAAGCCCCGAACGACATTTCATATGCTACGGCTATCAGACTGCTGCGATCGCCGCCCGAGGGCCTCGAAATCGAGGCTGCACCCGATATCTTGCACTCGGGCAAGATAGCCGCTGAGGAATTGCCGCCCGAGATCGACATCCCTGGCCTACAGGCCGACCTCTTCCCCTACCAGGCACGAGGCGTCCGATGGATGTGGGAAACGGTCAATAAGACTGCCGGTTTGATCCTTGCGGACGAGATGGGCCTCGGCAAAACGCTTCAGATCATCGCACTCCTGCTGATGGATCCACCCGAGAACGCCGCACCGGCCCTTATCGTTTGTCCGACCAGCCTCATCGCGAATTGGGTGCGCGAGTTCGGCAAGTTCGCCCCCAGCCTCTCGCTGATGGTTCACAGGGGAGCCCATCGTGCCGGAATCTATCGTGACCTGCAGGTCGCATCTGTGGTGATCACCACCTACGAGACGATGGTGAACGACATCTCGATCTTCTCGTCCTTTGAATGGGCATGGGTGATCTGTGACGAGGCTCAGGCCATCAAGAACCCCCACTCCAACCGTCGGCAGGCAATTGTGACGATCCCTCGCCGCAAGTCGATACCGATGACCGGCACCCCGGTCGAGAATACCCTGATGGATCTGTGGTCGTTAGCCGATTTCGCAATCCCGGGCATGCTTGGGGACAGAACCGTCTTCGAAGTCGAGTTCCCTGACACGCTGGAGGCCGGACAGGCGCTGGGCCGCTTGACCGATCCAATCATCCTGAAAAGGCGAGTGCGTGATGTCGCCGCCGACCTTCCGGATCGCATCGACATCGATCTGCCGTTGGAACTCGATGATGGTCTGGCCCGGCATTACGACGACGTCCGCGAAGCTACGCTGGAAAAGTACCCGGTCGCGGGCGCGCTCGTCGCTACCCTGCAGCTTCAGCTGGTCTGTGCGCATCCTTGGCTCAGGATTCCCGACGCTGCGACGGTCGACTGGGACGAAGCCAAGATCGTTACCCGTGAGGACATTCCGCTGCTTACGCCGAAGCTCGACCGAACTGTCGAACTTCTACGGGAGGCATTTGCGACCGGCCGGAAAGTCATCGTCTTTGCCCTGTTCAACCGGATCGGCGACCTGATCCGGACTGCCTGCAGGGATTTCGCCAAAACCTATTGGGGGGCGATCAACGGCTCGACCCCGCAGGAGGACCGCCAGACCATCATCGACGAATTCTCCGCCCACGATGGGGCCGCGTGCCTAATCTTGAATCCGAAGGCGGCGGGGGCGGGGCTGAACATCACCGCGGCGACCGTCGTTATCCATTTCACACCGGTCTGGAACCCCGCCCTCGAAGCTCAGGCGAGCGCCAGGGCGCATCGGCGTGGCCAAACCGATCCGGTCACTGTCTATCGCCTTTTCTACAAGGACACGGTGGAGGAGGTGATGATCGAACGCTCCGCCTGGAAGAGCGACCTTGCCAACGAAACCGTCCCGGTTTCCAGCCGGGACGCGGACGACCTGAGGCGCGCCCTCACCATCAGCCCGGTAAAGCCATGACGACCAAAACCTTCATCAAGACTCTCAGCGCCAATGACGTCGGAACGACAGGCGGCCACATGGGGGGCATTCTCGTTCCGAAGGGCGATGGCGAACTTCTCGCCTTCTTGCCCAAGCTTGATCCGGCAACCTTGAACCCTTCGGCGTGGATCGACTGCGAAACGCCAAGCGGTCAAGTTCTGCGCCTTCGCTTCGTGTACTACAACAACCGAATGCATGTGCCAAATGGCACACGAAACGAATATCGGATCACCTATCTGACAAAGTTCCTCAGGGAGGAAATGGCCAACGCGGGCGATACATTCGAGATTTCGAAGGCGGACGGGGCGGCGCGTTACAAAATCAGGGTGATCCCGATTGGCGGCAGTTCCGACGCCTCAGACGATGACGCCCCTGTCAGGATCAGACTGACGACCGGTTGGCGGCGGGTCCACTGAATGAAGCGTCCATCGCGGTCATCGTCGAGAGAAGGTTCCAAGGGCGACCGGGGACGATTGTCAACGCGTCGTCCTTTGTGCACACCGAAGGGCGACGGCGTGTATCACACTACGGTGTCGCTGCAGCCCCATTTCAATGGGACCGCACTTTGCCGGAGATCCTGATTCTGGGCGTCTCCTCATCGTCGACGTAGCCCTCTTCGCGCGCACGGCCGAGGATTTCGACTGCGAGTATGCATTGCCGCTCGGACGGCAAGCGGCGCTCCTGCTGGCTGCAGGCCTTCAGAATACCGTCATCCTTCATCGAGAATGAGCGGCTGGAAGCGGTCCATTCGCGCAGCCTTCCCCAGAAGGCGCTGCCGAGCAAAATCACCTTTGACTGTGCCTCGATCCCGGAAATCATCGCCTCTTCGCGGCGACCATCACGTTCGGCCGCTTTGGCTTCCTGAGGCTCTATAAGGAAGTCCTCAAGTCCGCCATCGTAGTCAACCTCGGTTCGTGCGACAGAAGACCAGCATCCCTGTTTCTTCGCCCACTCTGAAATGTTGCGGATGCCGCTGTCCGTTGCGGTGATCACGTCGGCCGCGGCCTCGCAGGCGATGAGGAAGCATTGCATCAACGCTTCCGGAACGGACTGCTCATTCCAGACCCGATCAAGATCCAGAACCTTCCCGCCCTCTTCGACGTCATGGACCAGCTTGGCAATACCGTAGGTTACGATGTTGGCCCGATAACCGCCCGGGTACCACTCTTGTCGAGGGACAGCCTTCTCGAGGGCACGGAAAATGATCACCTTCGCGATGAGGCGTTTGAACCAGGTCTCGTCATACTTTCTGTCACTGGCCGCCCACGCTTCTCCAATCTCCGATGCGAAGGCTGCGAAATTCTTCTGCGCCCCTTTGCTCACAGTGTCCGGTTTCATCCGGAACGAAAGCTCGACCTTGGCAAGATCCGTCTTGGCGAATAGCTGCGCCTTCGGATGTTCGGAGTCGAAACGCTTCCGATCGGCCCCTCCCAGCTTCGCCTGCTCCACTTGGTACTGTCCCCGCGCCCTTTCATAGAACCATTTGGTCTGCCGGTTCATGCCCGGCGCTGGAGGCGCGGAAACACGGCGCGAGTATCCTTCCATCCGCATGTGGAATGGGTGGTTCGAGAAGAAATCGGCGGCACTGACCTTGTTTTGGCTGTTCGCATACTTCGAGATGTTCGGCACGACTTGCTCGGAACTTTCGGAAGGCACCACCGTCAGTTTGATCTGGACATGGACTCGGTCCAGGTTCTCGGGGCTGTGCTTCAATGCGGCATGCAGCGAAGCGGTCGTCTGGCCACCGTTGACGATCTGTAGGTTTTTCGCCGAAAGGATGCGGACACCTGCCCCGTCCATCTCGATGTCGACAGCGTCTGCGGTCGCGGACAGCCCATTGTTGTAGCTGAAGAACATCTCGGGTTCGCCCTTGATGGTGTCCCGGATCCCTTCGTTGACCGATTTGCGGCGCGCCTGAATGAAACTGCGGATGTTCGACTCCAGCAGTCTCGCGCCCCACTTGTCATAAATGTCAGCCAGCTGTTTGCCACGGATGACAGCCAGATAGGATGGCAGTTGCGACTCCGGACCGGAAGCTCGAAGGGCTGGAAGGCCTCCGCCGAAGTCTTCGGCAAACTTGACGACGATCTTTTCCTTGGAGCCGGTGGTTTCAACCCTGTGCAGACGGGTCAAATCCCAGATGTTGTAGGTCACGGGGATATCGGAAATGCTGCCAGCAACGACGGCATCTGTCCGGGCGCTGTAGATCGCGTTCGTGACAAGGATCAGTTTGATCTTGGTCACGGATGGCCATGACTCTGCGATCATCGTGGCAACGCCGAATTCAGGTGACTCGATGTGCAATTGGTCCCGAAACTCCCGCCGCCGTGCGGCTGCGACGAAATTGATCAAGTGGCCAAAGTGCTTTTTGGCGTCGGCTGCGTTCAAAGTCGGCGGCTGTTCGTCGTCGAAGACTTCGCAGACTATGACGCTGAGGATGCCATCTGTTTCTCTAGGGTCACCCCCATGGCCATCGATCCGAAGGGACTTTCCGGAAGCAGACCCTCGAAAAGCACATCTGTCGGACGTCTCGATCTCGCCTTCGGCTTCCAGAGTTTCGCATAGCCGTTCGAATGCGACGTCCTCGAGCGGCAGATCAGTTTCCGCACACTCTTCCCTCAGTTCGGCAACTAGGTCTTGGTTGAATTCGACAAGCTGGTTCAAACTGGGCTCCGAAGCGCAAGGCACAGTAAAGGCGGAGGTTCTTCCGCCACACACCACAGTAGCCTACGCGCGGAGGTCAAGCCGACGCAATGCTGTTTCCCCTTGGAGCCGTGTCCTTCAGATCGTGCTGATCTTGGGTCTTTTCAGGAACGACAGCGCCCCCTCCTCTGGTTCCTCCCTGGCCCTCAAAGTATGCGGGGGGGCGCAGCGCGGCGGTTCGCTAGCGTGAGGCATTTTCACCGGGGAAGCCAGGCGGAAGCCACCTTGCGCCTTGATGCCGGAATTCGTTTTTCAGATCAGCGGCTTACGGAATCACGATCTGGCCAGGGTGGATTCCCCGCGGGAAGCCACCTCCGGGGAAGCCAGGCGGCCAGAAGCCACCCCATTGAAGCGGTCGGATGGGGCGAGTCGAGCGTGCCCCGGCCGCCCCTTTCGGAAAGCGGCAGGGGCGTGAGGCGTCAGGCTCGCCCGGTTTCCTTGTCCAGCAGGCCCTGCAACATCGCGAGGCGATCCGCGCTGAAGTCGCCCGCCTGCGGCGTCAGCCACCGCATGGCGCGTACGAAGAACTGACGGAAGTCCTCGCGCTCCTCGCACCAGGCCAGCAGCTTCACCCCCTGCGGCGGATGCACTAGCGCAAGCGGCAGGACCGTCCGCGCGGTTTCGTTCCCCGACAGGTCGGTGTAGCCGAAGGCCACCGGTTGGCTGGTTCGGATCGCCGCGTGCAGCATGGCGAGGTCGGCGGCGGCCGCCTCCGGCATGTCCTCGGGCCAGTATTGCGCCGGGCGCACGTCGAGAAGCTGGTAGAGCCTGGCGAGGATCGCACCCTCGGGGTCGGTCTGCGACAGCCGCTCGATGGCGGCATCCGCGGCGGCGGCGGTGACGGGGTCGCCGCGATGGCCCGCGAGCGCCAGGCCACGCAGGGCCGCGTCACGCAGATCGGGGTCGAGGACCGGCGCCGGGTTCGCCATCGTGCTGGCCGCAGCGCCATTCCCGAAGCCGATCGCAGCGGCGGCACCGGCAATCCGGGTGCCCAGCGCACGGCGTGTCAGGGTCAGGGGCTTGGTGCGACCGGGTCGCATGGCGATTCCTCCTCAAGATGGAAAAGGCGATCTTGGTCGCACGGCGCAGCCATTCCGGTCCAGCAATTTGACGCCCCGCGCGCCATTGCCCATCGGCGTGTTTCACCTTTGCCATTGCTGTCTACCGCGTCTTCCCTGACCCGTTCATTCATTTGGAGGGGAAGATATTGAATCCGCTTCACTTTTCCGGTTGACAGACCTGCCCCCATTGACCTACCCCTTGATCATCGAAGAATTGCGCCCGGAGGAACCCCCTCGCGGGCGCTCTTCATTTTCCTCCCCCATATCCCGAGCCCCGCCCCATGGACCTCGTCTTCGCGCCGAGCCAGATCGAAACCTGGCCGATTGCCCGGCTGCGCCCCTATGCCCGCAATGCCAAGGTGCATGGCGACGACCAGGTGGCGAAGATCGCCGCCAGCATGGCCAAGTTCGGCTGGACCGTTCCCTGCATGGTGGCCGACGATGGCGAGTTGATCGCGGGACATGGCCGGGTGCTGGCTGCGACGATGCTCGGGCTGACCGAAGTGCCGGTGATCCGGCTCAGCCATCTCGACGAGGCGGAGCGCCGCGCCTACCGGATCGCGGACAACAAGCTGACGGAACTGGGCGAATGGGACGAAGCCCTGCTGCGCGACGAGATCGCGGGGCTGCTGGCGGAGGATATTGACCTGACCCTGCTCGGCATCAGTGACGATGACCTCGACGCGCTGCTGCGGGATCCGGAGGCGCTGGGCGGAGATGGCCCGGTCGAGGGCGAAGACGATGTGCCCGAGTTGCCGGTCACACCGGTGTCGGTGCCGGGCGATCTGTGGCAGCTGGGTTCCCACCGGCTGATCTGCGGCGACAGCACATCCGCCGATGTCGTCGGGCACCTGCTCGGCGATGTGCGCCCGCTCCTGATGGTGACCGACCCGCCTTACGGGGTCGAATACGATCCCTCCTGGCGGAACCAGGCTGGGGCAGCGAAGACCAAGCGCACCGGCAAGGTGCTGAACGACGACCGTGCCGATTGGCGCGAGGCTTGGGCCCTGTTCCCCGGCGATGTCGCCTATGTCTGGCACGGTGCCCTGCACGCGGGGACGGTGGCCGACGGCCTGCTCGCCGCGGGTTTCGCCATCCGGTCGCAGATCATCTGGGCCAAGGATCGGCTGGTCCTCAGCCGCGGCGACTATCACTGGCAGCACGAACCCTGCTGGTACGCGGTGCGCGCCAAGGGCAAGGGCCACTGGGCGGGCGACCGCAAGCAGACGACGCTGTGGCAGATCGCCAACCGGGATCAGGACGCCGACACAGTCCACGGCACCCAGAAGCCGGTCGAATGCATGCGGCGGCCGATCCTGAACAACTCAAGCCCCGGTCAGGCGGTCTACGAGCCCTTCATGGGATCCGGCACGACGTTGATCGCGGCGGAGACGACGGGGCGGGTCTGCTTCGGGGTCGAGTTGAACCCGACCTATGTCGACGTCGCCATCGAACGTTGGCAGTCGTTCACCGGCGAAGAGGCCCTGCTGGCGGAAACTGGTGAGACCTTCGCCGCCCTGAAAGCCAAGCGGCTGGCAGCATGAACGCGCCCCTCCTGCCCGGCCGGATTGAACACTGGCCCCTCGCCCGCCTCCGCCCCTACGCCCGCAACGCCAAGACCCATGACGCCGACCAGGTAGCGAAGATCGCCGCCAGCATGGCCGAGTTCGGCTGGACCGTTCCCTGCCTCGTCGCGGGTGACGGCGAACTGATCGCGGGTCACGGCCGCGTCCTGGCCGCAGCCCAGCTCGGGCTGGCGGAGGCGCCCGTGATCGTGCTGGGCCATCTGACCGAGGCGCAGCGCCGGGCCTACCGCATCGCCGACAACAAGCTGACCGAACTCGGCGGGTGGAACGAGGCGCTGCTGCTCGAGGAACTGCGGGACCTGATGGCCGAGGATTTCGACCTCGGGCTGATCGGGATCCCCGACGACGAGCTGGACGCCCTGCTGCACGATGCCGACAACCGTGCGCCCATCGACGATGACGCCGCCGACACCATCCCCGAGGCCCCGGCCGAGCCGATCACCCGTCCCGGCGACATCTGGCGGCTCGGGCATCACCGGCTGATCTGCGGCGATGCGACCGATCCGGCCGTGGTGGCGCGGCTGATGGGTGGGGCGCAGGCTTCACTGATGTTCACCTCGCCGCCCTACGCCCAGCAGCGCGACTATGGTGCGGCGAAGGAAAAGGTCGGCGATTGGGATGCGCTGATGCAGGGCGTCTTCGCCGCGGCGCCCCTCACCACCGATGCGCAGCTGCTGGTCAACCTCGGCCTCGTCCATCGCGACGGCGAGTGGATCCCGTATTGGGAAGGCTGGGTTGACTGGATGCGCGCGCAGGGCTGGCGACGCTTCGGCTGGTATGTCTGGGACCAGGGGCCCGGCCTGCCCGGCGACTGGAACGGCCGCCTGGCCCCGTCGCACGAGTTCATCTTCCACTTCAACCGCCAGCCCCGCAAACCGAACAAGACGGTCGAGAGCAAGCACGCAGGCGAGACCCTCGGCGGCGGCGGGTTGCGCGGGGCCGACGGCACGGTCCATCGCAAGACCGGTTACGGCAACGCGATCCAGAGCCACCGCATCCCGGATAGCGTCTTCCGCATCATGCGCCACAAGGGCGGGCTGGGCGCCGCCGGATCGCACCCGGCTGTCTTCCCGGTGGCACTGGTCGAGGCTGTGCTGGAGGCCTTCACCGATCCTGGCGACCTGGTGTTCGAACCCTTCTGCGGCTCCGGTACGCAGCTGATCGCCGCGGAACGCACCGGGCGGCGCTGCTGCGCTGTGGAACTGGACCCGGTCTACTGCGATGTCGCCGTGCGGCGCTGGCAGATGACTACCGGAAGGAGAGCCTACCCCATCGGGGCTTGACAGGAATGGCCGTATTCTGGTCACTTGCTCATCAATCGCTCGTGAACTTTCTCGTTGATGGAGCAAGTATGTCAAGAAAAATCTTTGGAATGGTTGTAGCGGGTGCGATGGCGATTGCAGCTGCGGTCATAGGCATATTACTTCTCTCGAATAAGACTCCAGCCGAGACTGAAATACGATTGGCACTCTCTGATGCTCTGCCAGCTTCCGCAGAAATCGACGACCTCGCCTACGAGATTTTTCCTTCTGACAGATCAAGTGGCCGCGTAAGTGTAAAGGGCGTTTACTCAATGCCAGCCGATCTGTTCTCTGATCCGGCACCACCTGCTCGCCTCTTGAATTACCTTTCGAGTAATCACAAGATTTTTGATCGCGAAGTTGAAGAATGGTGGTCACAGAATAAAGATCTATTTCCTGGGTACAACGGAAGGCTGGCCGAATTTGAACGCCTATATGAGAAGGGCACGCGGCTGCCGTTCAATGGAGAACTTCCATATATTGCTGTCATCGATGGAATCAAGATAGATTCCTCACGGCTTGAGTTTGATCGCTTGGATGGATCGCCTCGCCCTCCATTTGGCTACCTCGTTGAAGATGGAAGAATTGAGGAAATTGCTTCCATGATCGTTGACTGGAGAGGTCGGAAGCTCGAACAGCAAGCGGTCACTGCGACACCAGTTCAGGATTATGTCTGGATTGATGGTGAAGAGTACAGCCTTGAGGCAGGTAAGACATACCGAGGCAAGATTTCTAGCAATGGTATTGTTTTTCAGCAGCCGGTAGGCCACTGCACGCATGCTCAGAGTGAGGACGGGAAACTAGAAGCGGAGTACGTTCCAGCAGGTCCTGAGTCGAACCCTTGGCAGAAAACGCGCGTTAGACTTCCAAATGGAGTCGATCAGAACACTCGCTTCAATATTTGGGTCCAGGTATGCTAAAGCTGTACTGAAACAATGGCGCCTGCTTCAGTTGCATGCAGCTGCGTCGGATGAGCAAGATTGAGTTCTTCAGATTTTTTGCGATGTTCGAGGAGTTGACTGGATGCGCTCTTCTTGAATCATTCGGTACACCGTTCCGCTCCCCGCGGCTTTCTCGGCGATGACAGGCAAGCCCAGTTTCTTCTTCAGGGCGCCAGAGATCGAGCCCCGAACCGTGTGCGCCAGCCATCCGGTGGCCTCGACCATTTCGGCGACCGTCGCGCCCTCGGGGCGCTGCAGCATGGCGATGATCTGCGCCTGCTTGGTGCCAGCGCGGATGGCGACGGGTTTCGTGGCGGCGGTGTCGTCGGGCGTCTGGTCTGCTGCCTGCTTCGGCCTCGCCTTCCGCGCGCTGGCAACGGCGCTGGCCGCCAGAGGTTCGATCCCGATGGCCTCCAGACCAGCTTCGGTGGCGATCAGCGTGGTGCCATGGCCGTCGCCGGTCTCGCGCCACAGCGGCTCGCCACGGCGCAGGTTGGCCTCGACCTCCTCGAGCCAGCCTCGGGCGATCATCTTGCCGACCACCATCTTGGCGGCGGCGCCGACCAGCCCCTCGGGCAGCGGCAGGGCGAGGTTCCCCGGCCGGGTCGCGGCGCGAGACAGGATCAGGGACTGGGTATCGGACGGGGTGGTCATCGGGGCCTCCGGGCGCTTGGGCGCGCGCCTTCTACGGAGGCAAGCCCCGTCATCGGACGGGGCAGCCGTCGCGCCGTTTGAGCGCGTCAGGCGGCGTGTTCGCCTGCCTTGAAGGCGCTGTCGGTGATCTGGCGCAGCAGGCCCGCGTAGTGCCTCAGCGTCCCGACATGCCCCCAATGGATCTCGTCGGGGTGGGTTTCGAAGTGGTCATCGCTGAGGGCCTTCAGGCGCTCCAGCATGGTGTCGATCTCGGCCTTGGCGGCGATGAAAGCGTCGAGGGCTTTGTCGTTCGGCGCGGCTCGGCGGGTGGTCATGGCGGTGGCATCCTTCAGTGAGTTGCATCGTTCTGGTGCCAACACCATCGCTCTGTCGGGCGGATGATCGTAGGCAAATCGGAGCAATATCAGTGCTTTCTGATCATTCCGGTCAGATCAGCTGCATCTCGGCCAGCGTGCGGCTGGCGGCGCCCAGCTGGGCGGTGGGCAGTTCGATCTTCAGGTGCGAAAGGACGTCGGACGCCTCGGCCGGGATCCCGCTCTCTCGCAGCGCCTGCTCGATGACCTCGGCGATGGCGTCCGGGCGGCTCAGGTCGAAACCCTCGGGAAGGGCGGAATAGTCGATGCGGATGGTGGTCGTGGTCATGGTGGAGCCCTCCTGGGGTCGGCGCGATGCGGCCTGTTGATGGGACCAGATTCGCTCTGCAGAGGAAGACAATCAACCGGAACGATTATCTTTTCCTGTTTATTTTCCATATCTTGACGGGCCACACAGCGCCATGAAAGGCATGAGCGAACGCGAGTACGCGGCCCATTCAGGCCTGTCTCGCGGCGGGGTGCAGAAGGCGCGCAAGAACGGGCGGCTGGTGGTGCATGACGACGGGTCGATCAACGCCGCGGCCTCGGATGTGCGGCGGGCGGAGATGACGGACCCCGACCAGCAGCGGCGCAGCTTGGGTAGCGAAACCCTCGCCAGCGGTGCGGGCGAGACCTCGTCCTACATCAAGGCCCGGACGCTGCTGACGGTCTATGCCGCGCAGGACAAGCAGATTGCGGTCCAGAAGAAGAAGGGCGCGCTGGTCGACCGTGCGCGGGCGGAAACGCTGGTGTTCCGCCTGGCGCGGCAGGAACGGGATGTCTGGGTCACCTGGCCCGGACGGGTGGCCGCGCTGATGGCGGCGCAGATCATGGCGGAGGTGGAACGGCAATCCGGGGCATCGGTGACGATCGAGACCGCGATCATGCAGAGGGTGCTGGAAGCCCATGTCCGCGAACAGCTCGACGCCCTCGCCGACCTCCGGGTCTCGCTTGCATGATGAGGACGATGACAACGATCTGACGGCCGACCTCGACCTCGGTTTCGACGGCGCCGAGGATCTGCTGCGGGTCTGGCGGCAGGGCCTGCGGCCCGATCCGAACCTGACGGTATCGGAATGGGCGGATCAGCATCGCTGGCTGTCGTCGCGGGGCGCGGCCGAGCCGGGGCGGTATCGCACCGCCCGCGCGCCCTATCTGCGCGAGATCATGGATGTGCTGTCGCCCGGCCATCCGGCGCAGCGCATCACCTTCATGAAGGCGGCGCAGGTCGGGGCAACGGAAGCGGGCAACAACTGGATCGGCTTCGTCATCCATCACGCGCCAGGCCCGATGCTGGCGGTGCTGCCATCCTTGGAACTGGCGAAGCGGACGTCTCGCGGTCGTCTTGACCCCCTGATCGCGGATAGCCCCGCCCTGCGCGAACGGGTGAACCCGGCCCGATCCCGCGATGCGGGCAATTCGATGCTGTCGAAGGAATTCCCCGGCGGCATCCTGGTGCTGACCGGCGCGAACAGCGCCACCGGCCTGCGGTCGATGCCCGCGCGCTATGTCTTCCTCGACGAGGTGGACGCCTACCCGGCCTCGGCCGACGAGGAGGGCGATCCGGTCACGCTGGCCGAGGCGCGGACGACGACCTTCTCGCACCGGCGCAAGGTGTTCATGGTCTCGACGCCCACGATCCGGGGGCTGTCACGCATTGAGCGCGAGTTCGAGGCTAGCGACCAGCGGCGTTACTTCGTGCCCTGCCCGCATTGCGGCGCGATGCAGTGGCTGCAATTCGACCGCCTGCGCTGGGCGAAGGGAAAGCCGGAAACGGCCGCCTACCATTGCGAAGCATGCGAACGCCCCATCGCCGAGCACCACAAGACCGAGATGCTGGCCCGCGGCGAATGGCGGGCGACGGCGGTTTCCAAGGATCCGAAGGCCATCGGTTTCCACCTCTCCGCGCTCTATTCGCCCTTGGGCTGGAAAAGCTGGTCCGACGTCGCGCGGGAATGGCTGGCGGCGCAAGGGTCGGACGCAACACTCCGTGCGGCGCGCAACACGCTGCTCGGCGAGACATGGGTCGAGAGCGGCGACGCGCCAGAATGGCAGCGGCTGGCGGATCGGCGCGAGGCGTGGAAGCCGGGCACCGTGCCGATGGCCGGGCTGTTCCTGACCGCGGGCGCTGACGTCCAGAGGGACCGGATCGAGGTCGATGTCTGGGCCTGGGGCCGGGGCTTGGAAAGCTGGCTCGTCGATCACATCGTCATTCCGGGCGGGCCCGACGATCCCGCTGCATGGGACAAGCTGACGGCGCTGTTGGGGAAGAGCTGGCAGCATGCGAACGGTGCCTTCATGACCGTGGCGAGACTTGGCATCGACACCGGTTATGAGGCGGCGGCCGTCTACGCCTGGTCGCGCAAGGTCGGCTTCGAACAGGTGGCGCCGCTGAAGGGGCTTAAGGGCTTCAACCGGTCGGCGCCAGTTTCTGGCCCGACCTATGTCGATGCGACCATCGGCGGGAAGCGTCTGCGCCGCGGGGCGCGGCTTTGGTCGGTGGCGACGGCGACGTTCAAAGCGGAGACCTATCGGTTCCTGCGGATCGAGCGGCCAAGTGATGAGGACCGGGCGCTGGGCGTGCTGGACGCCCCCGGCACGATCCATCTTCCCGGCTGGGCGGACACCGAATGGCTGAAGCAGCTGGTGGCCGAACAGCTGGTCACGATCCGCAACAAGCGCGGCTATGCCCATCAGGAATGGCAGAAGATGCGCGAGCGGAACGAGGCGCTGGACTGCCGGGTCTATGCCCGTGCCGCCGCATGGATCCTCGGTGCCGACCGCTGGGACGATGCCAGATGGCGGCGGCTCGAGGCACAGGCGGGCGTGGAAACCCGCCTGCCAGCAGCTATCCCGACTGACGCCGCACCACCAGATCCGGCCCAGCCCAAGGCCGGAACGCTCACCACGCCGCGCCGGAAACGGCGGGCGTACACCCCGAACTTCATGAGGGACTGATGGACCTGGAACGCATGCAGGCCCTGCTCACGGCGCTGCAGGAAGCCCGCTTCGCCGGGCTGCGCAGCGTCAGCTATGACGGCAAGACCGTGACCTATGGCTCGGACGCCGAACTGGCCGCGGCGATCAGGGATCTGGAAGGGCGCATTGCCTCGGCCAGCGGCACCACTACACGCCGCCGTCGCTGGGGCACCGTCGCGACGAAGGGCCTTTGACCATGGTGTTCGACGCCTTCCGCGCACGGCTCGGCTCGATCATCGGCGGGTTTGACGCGGCGCAGTCCCATCGCCGCATGCGCGGATTCCGGGCCACCCGCGCCCATGTGAACACGCTGATCGCAGCCTCGGGCGAGACCATCACCGCGCGGGCGCGCTGGCTCGTGCGCAACAACGGCTATGCCGCGAACGCCGTCGATGCCTTTGCGAACCATGTGGTCGGTGACGGCATCAAGCCGTCCTCGAAGATCGCCGATGCCGCAAAGAAGGAGGAGCTGCAGAAGCTGTGGCTCGCCTGGACCGATGAGGCCGATGCAGAGGGACTGACCGACTTCTTCGGGCTCCAGCGCCGGGCGGCGCGGGAGGTGTTCCTGGCAGGCGAAGTCTTCCTGCGCATCCGCGCCCGGCGACCGGAGGATGGCCTGACCGTGCCGATGCAGCTGCAGATGCTGCCCTCGGAAATGCTGCCCCAGGACATGACCCGGATCCTGCCCGGCGCGGGATCGATCCGACAGGGCATCGAGTTCGACGGCATCGGCCGCCGCGTTGCCTATCACTTCCTGCGCCGCCATCCCGGCGACAGTACCGATCCGGGGCTGGCCGGGGAAACGGTGCGCGTGCCCGCATCCGAGGTCATCCACATCCTCGACCCGGTCGAGGCGGGCCAGCTGCGCGGCGTCTCGCGCTTTGCGGCGGCCATCGTGAAGCTCTTCACCCTCGACCTCTACGACGATGCCGAACTGGAGCGGAAGAAGACCGCGGCAATGTTCGCGATGTTCATAACCTCCCCCGCCCCGGAAACAGCTCTCGATCCGGCCGAGGACGATCTTGAGGTCGAACCGGGCCAGGTGGTGCGGCTGGACCCCGGCGAGGACGTGACCACGCCATCCACCCCGGACTCGGGCAGCACCTATGAGCCGTTCCAGTACCGCACCCTCCTGCAGATCGGCGCGGCGCTGGGCGTGCCCTATGGCTATCTGACGGGCGATACCGCGAAGGGGAACTTCTCCAACACGCGCATCGCGCTCGTGGATTTCCGCCGCCGTATCTCGGCCTTCCAGCATTCGGTGATGGTCTATCAGTTGTGCCGGGCGGTCTGGATGCGCTGGATGGACATGGCGGTGCTGGCAGGCGCCATCGACCTGCCGGGGTTTGCCACCGACCGGCGCGCTTACCTCGCCTGCGACTGGCTTCCGACAAAGTGGGACTGGATCGACCCGGCCAAGGATGCCTCGGCGGAGATCCTCCAGATCGAGGCGGGCCTGAAATCCCGCACGCAGGCCATCGCCGAGCGCGGCTACGACGCTGAACAGGTCGACCGGGAAATCGCGGCGGAACGGAAACGCGAGGCCGAGCTGGGTCTGGACTTCCGGCGGCCGGGGTCCCCGGCGCAGGCTGCCGATGGCGGTGCCGGGCCGGGTGATGCTCGGGGCCAACGGCAGGATCAGCAGGAGGACGGCAATCAGGAAGAGGATGACGAGGACCGGGACCCTCGGCCCGCGGAGGACGCATGATGCACCACACCCAGATCGCCCAGCGCGTCTTCAACACGCCCCTGATGGTCGATCCCGCCAAGGCGCTGGCCTTCCTGACGGGGCTTGGCCCCCGGATCGCGGGGCGGGAAATCAGCGTCGAGGGGGCGGAAATCGCGGCGGAAGCGCTGGATACCGCCAGCCTGCCCGCCCGGGCGTCGTTGTTCGGTGATGACCTGACCAACCGCCAGGCGCGCAACGGTAGCCAGCCCTTCGCCGTCGTGGACGGGATCGCCGTCATCGAGATCGCGGGCACGCTGGTGCACCGCGGGGCGTGGATTGGGCAATCCTCCGGGCTCACCTCCTATGAGGGGATTGCCGCACAACTGCAGGCGGCGCTGGCCGATCCCGCCATCCGCGGTATCGCCCTCGACATCGACAGCTTCGGTGGCGAGGTCGCGGGGGCCTTTGATCTCGCCGACCGCATCCGGGCCGTCCGGACGCAAAAGCCGGTCCATGCCTTCGTCGCTGACCACGCCCTGTCCGCCGCCTATGCGCTGGCTTCCCAAGCCGACCGGATCATCCTGCCCCGCACCGGCTCCGTCGGCAGCATCGGTGTGGTAGCCATGCACAGCGACATGAGCGGGGCGCTGGACCAGAAGGGCATCGCAGTGACGCTGATCCACGCAGGCGCCCGCAAGGTCGATGCGAACCCCTATCAGCCCCTGCCCGAGGCCATCCGCACCCGGATCGCGGGCGAGTTGGAAGATCTGCGCCAACTCTTCGCCGAAACCGTCGCCGAAGGTCGCGGGCGCCGCCTCGACACAAGCCAGGCGCTGGGCACCGAGGCGGCCGTCTTCCGCGGCGAGGCGGCGGTCTTTGCCGGTCTCGCCGATGAGGTGGCCGATCCCGTCACCGCCTTCCGCGCTTTCGCCGCCGCACCCCGCGGCACAACCACCCCCAGAGGAAAGGGCTCGATGATGACCACTGCCCCCGAAGACCATGCGCAGCTTCCGGCCGCGCCTGCCGCCAGCACCCCGTCGGAGCCGCCCCCGCCCGCGGCAATCGCACCGCCGCAGACGGCGGCGGCCGAGATGTCGCCCGAAGCAATCCGGGCCGAGGCGGCCGAGGTCGCGCAGGTCTGCGCGCAGGCCGCGCGTCTGGGCATCCAGATCGACGCCGCCGATGCCGTCGCCAAGGGCGTGAAGCCCGAGGCGTTGCGCGCCAAGGTCCTGGCCGATCTCGCAGCGCGTAGCGACGCGGCGGGCATCATTGCAACCGCCCCGGCGGCAGGGGCGAAGGAAAGCCCCATCGTGGCTGCCGCCAAGAAATCGGCTGCCGCCTCGCGCTGATACCGGCACGGACCACTCCGCGCTGCGTTGTTGCGCGGCGCACCCCTTCCCCCAACATCGTGGAGACTGAACCATGCCCGTCCTGACGGAACCGCCCAGCAAGGGCGATGTCCTCAAATATGAGGTCAACCCGAACTACACCCGCGAGGTGGTGACGCTGCTCGCGGGCATGCCCTATCCCGTGGGCGCCGTCCTCGGCCGCATCACCGCCAGCGGCAAATACAAGCTCGCGACCAGCGGCGGCACCGATGGCGCGCAGACTGGCACGGCCGTCCTCCTCTATGCCGTCGATGCGACATTGGCCGATGCCGTGGGCATCGTCGTCGCCCGCGGCCCGGCCATCGTCTCGCGCGCAGCGCTGGCCTACGACGCCACCGTCGATGATGCCGCAAAGATCACCACCAAGATCGGCCAGCTGGCAGCGGTCGGCATCGTCGCCCGCGACGGCGTCTGACGCCGCTCACCCGGCCGCGCCAAACCCTTCATCCCCCGGAGCCCCACCATGACCCTCGTCCGCAATCCCTTCGACGCTGGCGGCTATTCGCTGGCCGAGATGACGCAGGCCATCAACATCCTGCCCAACCTCTACACCCGCCTCGCCCAGATCGGCCTCTTCCGCTTCGAAGGTGTCAGCCAGCGCTCGGTGATCATCGAGCAGTACGAGGGCGTCTTGAGCCTTCTGCCCTCCGTCCCTCTCGGCGGCCCGGCCACGGTCGGCACCCGCGAGGGACGCTCCATGCGGTCCTTCGCCCTGCCGTGGATCCCGCATGACGATGTGGTCCTGCCTGCCGACATCCAGGGGCAGCCAGCGCTGGGCGGCGCTTTCGATGCGGCCGATCCTCTCGTCGAGGTGATGAACCGCAAGCTGCTCCTCATGCGGCGCAAGCATGCCCAGACCCGCGAATACATGGAGATGAACGCACTGCGCGGCATCGTGAAGGACGGGGCCGGGACCACCCTCTACAACTACTTCACCGAATTCGGCCTGGCGCAGATCTCGGTGGACTTCGTGCTGGGCACGGCTGGCACCAACGTGCAGGGCAAGGTCCGCGAGGTGCTGCGCGCCATCGAGGACAACCTCTTGGGCGAGGCGATGACTTCGGTCCATGCCCTCGTCAGCCGCGAGTTCTTCGACAAGCTGATCGCGCACCCGAAGACGGAAGAGGCCTACAAGTTCTACGCCTCGACCGGCGCCCAGCCGCTGCGCGAGGATGTCCGTCGCAACTTCCCCTTCGGCGGGATCCTGTTCGAGGAGTATTCCGGCACCGTCACCCTCTCGACCAAGGCCACCGAACGGCTGGTCCCGGCGAACGAGGGGATCGCCTTCCCGCTCGGCACCATGGACACTTTCACCACCTATGGCGGCCCGGCCAACCTGCTGGAAACCGCCAACACCATCGGCCTGCCGCTCTATGCCCGGCAGCATCTCGACGAGAAGGGCCGCTGGATCGACGTGATGACCGAGGCCTCGATCCTGCCGGTGAACAAGCGGCCCCGGCTGGCGATCCGGCTGCACACGTCGAACTGACGGACCCACCGATGTCCGTCTTCGTCGCCGCCATGGACCGTATCTTCACCCATGCCTCCATGGCGGCCCCGGCCCTCTGGATCTCGGCCACCACATCCGAGGAACGCCCGATCCGCATCATCCGCCGCGCGCCCGACCGCGTCACCGACTTCGGCGCGGGGCGGTTCGTCAGCGACACGACGGTGGTGGATGTGCGCGTCGCCGACCTGCCCGACCCGCGCCCGGGCGATGTGATCGTCATCGGTGCCGAGAGCCATGTGATCCAGGGGGAACCGCTGCGCGACCGCGAACGGCTGATCTGGACTCTCGACCTGCGCCCGGCGTGACACGATGAAACTGAAGCTCACCATCGATCCTGACATCTTCGCGATGATGCAGGCGGAAATCGCTGCGGGCGAGAAGGCCGTCACCACCGCCATGCGCGAGGCGGGCGCGGGCCTGAAATCCGCCTGGCGCGGCCAGATCACCGGCGCGGGCCTTGGCACCCGGCTTGGCAACTCGATCCGGCTGGCCACCTATCCGAAGGGTGGCAAAAGCCTGAACGCCGCAGCGCTGGTCTGGTCGAATGCCCCGGTGATCGTCGGCGCGCATGACGCTGGGCCGCTCATCCGGTCCAAGGGTGGGTTCTGGCTGGCCATCCCCACCCCGGCGGCGGGAAAATCCACCCGTGGCGGCCGTATCACCCCCGGCGAATGGGAGCTCCGCACCGGCCTGCGCCTGCGCTTCATCTACCGGCGCCGGGGGCCGAGCCTGCTGGTGGCCGAGGGGCGCCTGAACAGCAAGGGCCGTGCTGTGGCGTCCCGCGCGAAAACCGGCCGCGGTCTGACCACTGTGCCGATCTTCCTCCTGGTGCCGCAGGTCAAGCTACGCAAACGACTGGATCTGGCGCGCGATGCCGAGCGGGCTATCGACGCCGTGCCGGGGCGGATCGTGACAGGGTGGCATCAGGTGTAGGTGCCGTCGCGATCTTCCTGATAGTCTCCAACCACCCAAATGAAACTCTGGATATCGATACGGTCTCGCGGCTGCAGATCAGATAGTTCGCGACTGGTTCGCTCCACAAGGTCCAGCAGGCTGGCATAGACATCAATGTTCAGGCGCGCCTCGTAGTTGGACGCGAAGGGATGGCCCACTCGTGCAGCAAAGTCCTTTGTGACCTCGGGCTTGAGAAACATATGTCTATCGGGGCGCCAGAGGTACGGCAGATAGGTCACAACCGTCCACTTGGCGCAATCATGGGGCTTGAGGGCCGCTTCGAGTCGGCCAAGGCTATTCTTGTCCGCATTCTCGGTAAATTCAGCGGCCGCCCGAATGACGGCATCGGAACTTGGGCCTCGAAATACGTCCTGCAACCGCGTCTTTTCAAAAGGTGAAAGCATATTTGTCGCACGAAAAACCGACAAGATCGCTTCGCCGTATCCTGATCCGGTTATCGCCATTTCCAGGGGCGCAGTCGCATCCAGCTTGTTCTTTGCGGCCAGCTTGTAGTCCCGCTCCTGCGCGGCATAGCCCTCTGAATGAAAACCGTTCGGAAAAAACTTCAGGAAGCGGCTTCGAGCGCCCGAGTAGCCGAAATACTTCGGATCAGATTTGCCAGCTTCGTCGTGCAGTTGCTGCCAGACGCGATCCGCATCGGTGCCTTCCACGCAGACTTTGCCATCGGCAAGCCCATAGAATTTGCCGTCTTTCTCCGCCAGCCTCAGCGCCCGCTTGCCGAGATTGCCTTGGCGAATTGTCCTGGCTGCGCCCATGCCTGTGCTCCGCTGATCAACCTAAGGGCAAAGCATAGCCGCTGATGCCTTCATAAAGAAAGACCTGCACAGGTCTGGCCTCCAAACACGTCACTGTCTGCCAGCTAAAGAAAAATGCCCACCGCCCGCGAAACCGTCCTCGCCGCACTGCTCGCGCGGCTGCAGCCACTTGCCGCCCTCACCCTGCGTGACGAGGTGCTGCCCGAGCGGATCCCCGCGGTCGGGCTGATCATCCTGCGCGATGGCCAGCCGGGCGAGCCGGAAGTGACCCTGTCGCCCCTGCGCTACCACTACCAGCACCGGGCCGAGCTGGAGGTCTTTCTCCAGGCGGGCACCGGCCGGGCCATCGCCTTCGACGACTTGGTCGCCGCCATCGGCGCGGCGATTGAAGCCGACCCCACCCTTGGCGGCCTCTGTGACTGGGTGGAACCCGAGGCCCCTGCCTCGGTCGATCTGCCTGTCGAGGGCGCGGCGGCGCTGAAGGCGGCGGTGATCACCGTCGTCCTGCACTACACCACCACCGGCCCTCTGGCCTGACATCCCCCACATAGGAGACCCCCATGGCACGCGCACACGGCGCGCGGGCGCAGATGGCGCTTGCGTTCGAAACCGTCTACGGCACCCCGCCCGCCAGCGGCTATCGGCTGATGCCCTTCGCCCGGACCACGCTTGGCGCGGAACAGCCCCTGCTGAATTCTGAACTGCTCGGCTACGGCCGCGATCCACTGGCCCCGATCAAGGACGCGGTCACCGCCGATGGCGAGGTGGTGGTGCCGATCGATGTGGAGGCCTTTGGTTTTTGGCTGAAGGCGGCCTTCGGCGCTCCGACCACGACGGGGACCACGCCCAAGACCCACACCTTTCAATCGGGGAACTGGACCTTGCCAAGCATGGCCATCGAAGTGGCCATGCCCGAGGTGCCGCGCTTCGCGATGTATGCGGGCTGCGTGATGGACCAGCTGTCCTGGCAGATGAACCGGTCGGGCCTGCTGACAGCCACCGCCCGCCTGATCGCACAGGGCGAGGCGATTGCGGCCACCACCGCCGCGGGGACGCCCACCGCGCTGGGCCTGCAGCGCTTCGGCCATTTCAACGGGGTGGTGAAGCGCAACGGCACGGCCTTGGGCAATGTCGTCTCGGCCGAGATCACCTATGCCAACGGTCTCGACCGGATCGAGACCATCCGCAACGACGGCAAGATCGAGGGCGCCGATCCCGGCATGGCGGCGCTGACGGGGCGGATCGAGGTGAGGTTCGCGGACTCTGCGCTGGTAACGCAAGCCATCGATGGCACGCCCTGCGAGTTGGAATTTGCCTACAACCTCGGCGCGAACGCCAGCTTCACCTTCACCGCCCACGCCGTCTACCTCCCCGTCCCGCGGATCGAGATTCCCGGGCCGCAGGGCATCCAGGCCAGCTTCGATTGGCAGGCGGCCAAGGCCACCAGCCCCGCCCGCATGTGCACCGCTGTCCTTGTCAACACCGTCACGGGATACTGACCATGATCCGCCTGAACCTCTCGAACCGGCCCGAATGGCTGGACCTGCTCCCCGGCCTTCGCGTGCTGGTGGCCCCTCTGACCACCGCGCTGATGGTCTCCGCCCGGGCCGATCCCATGATCGACGGCCTGACGGAAACCTCCAGCCAGGAGGACATGGCGCTGGCCATGGCCAAGGCGGTCGCCCGCCGGGCGGTGCTGGAATGGGAAGGTGTCGGCGACGAGGCGGGCAACCTCGTCCCCGTCAGCCCGGCCGGGATCGACGCCCTCCTCGAAATCTGGCCGGTCTTCGAGGCCTTCCAGGCGCAGTACGTCGCCCGCGGCCTGATGCTGGATCAGGAAAAAAACGCCTCCGCGCCCTCGCCGACTGGTCCTTCGGCGGGGGCGACGGCTATTGCGCGGCCTGCGCAGGGCCCTGCCCGGACTGCCCCGCAAGACTGAACCGCCCGCAGACGGTCGAGGGCTGGCAGGTCTGGGACCTGACCCAGCGCCTCGGCGGCCAGCTGCGCATCGCGCCCGGCGCCGTCATCGGATGGGACATGGGCGCCGCCCTCGCGCTGGCGCAAGCGCTGGGCGTCAACGCCCTGATCGCCGCCGAACTGCTGCCCGAGATCGAGGCGGCGATGGTGCGCAAACTGAACGAGCAGATGGAAGGACGCCGGAATGGCTGAGAAGAAGGTCTCCGTCCGCCTCGTGGCGGAGGGCGGACGGCGCGTGCGCGCGGAGCTGGAGGGGATCGGAGATGCCGGGGCGAAGGGGTTCGGCCGTCTGTCGCGCGAGATGGAAATGGCCAACACCCGTCTTGCGACCTTCGCGCGCCGGGCCGGGCTTGCCCTTGGGACAGCGGCAGCAGCGGCGACGGCATCCCTCGGGCTGATCGTCCGTTCCACGGCCGAGAGTGCCGCCCAGATCCGGCAGTTCGCGCAGGTCGCCAACGCGACGCCGGAGGCGCTGCAGCGCTGGTCCGCCGGGGCGAGGACGGTCGGGATCGAGCAGGAGAAGCTCGCCGATATCCTGAAGGACGTGAACGACCGTGTCGGGGATTTCCTGCAGACCGGCGGCGGGCCGATGGCGGATTTCTTCGAGAACGTCGCCCCGCGCGTGGGTGTCACGGCCGACCAGTTTGCGCGCCTTTCCGGCCCCGAGGCATTGCAGCTTTACGTCGACACGCTGGAACGCGCCGGGCTCAGCCAGCAGGAGATGACCTTCTATCTCGAGGCCATGGCCTCGGATGCCACCCGCCTCCTGCCGCTTCTGAGGAACGGCGGGGCGGAGATGGCAAGGCTTGGCGACCAGGCTGCGGGACTTGGTGCGGTGCTGGACAGCGATGCCCTCGAAGCCCTGCGCCGCACGCAACTGGCGCTGGGCACGGTCTCGCTGGTCTTCGACGGGTTGCGCAACCGGATCGCGGTCGCCGTGGCGCCGACCATCGAGGCGCTGGCCAATGCCTTCGTGGCCCTTGCGTCCGATGGCGGGATCCTGCGCTCCGCTATCGACACGCTGATCGGCAACCTCGGGCGTCTGGCCTCCTATGCTGCGACCTTCGCGGCCGTCATGGCCGGGCGCTGGGTCGCGGGATTGGCGGCCGCAGCCTTGTCCGTGCGCGGGCTTGCCACCGCGCTGGTGTTGCTGCGCGGCGCCCTGATCCGCACCGGGATCGGCGCGCTGATCGTCGGGGCGGGCGAGCTGGTCTATCAGTTCTCGCAGCTGGTGGCCCGGGTCGGCGGTGTGGGCCAGGCGTTTCGCCTCCTCGGCGATCTGGCCCGCGAAGTCTGGTCGCGCATCGGCATGTCGCTTGACGCGGCGCTTGCGCGGATGGCGGCCGGATGGGAGGGGCTGAAGGCGGCGGGACTATCGGCCCTTGAGGGCACCATCGCGGGCGTCGTCAGCTTCGGCGACCGGACGGCCGCGATCTTCCAGGGGGCCTACGACGCTGCAGTGGCGATCTGGGGCAGTCTGCCGGGGGCCATCGGAGACTTCGCCTTCCAGGCGGCGAACGGGCTGATCTCCGGCGTGGAAGCAATGCTGAACGGCGTCGTCACCCGCATCAACAGCTTCATCGAGACGCTGAACGCAGCCCTCGCGCTGCTGCCGGAATGGGCCACGGGCGAGGGTGGCGTACGGATCGGGATTCTTAACCCCGTGGAACTGGGGCGCATCGGCAACCCTTTCGAGGGCGCCGCAACGGCCGCAGGGGCTGCGGCGGCGGATGCCTTCTCGGCCGCGCTGGCTCGCACCTACCTGGAACCGCCTGATCTTGGCCTCGGTGGCATGGCTAACGATGCTCGCGTCCGGGCCGACGGCTATCGCGAGGCGGCCGGGATGCTCGCCGATGCCGCGGGTCGGCCGCTGGCCAGCTGGCAGGCGCTGAAGGATGCGGTGACCGGCACGGGGACCGAGGCCGAAACCGCGCTGGCTGATGCGGTCGATTCGGCCGATGCCCTGACCACCGGGCTGAACGACACCGCCACCGCAGCAGAGGGTGCAGGCCGCGCAGCGCGCGACGCTGGGGCGGCAGCGGCCGAGGGCGCGGACACGGCCCTGACCGGCTGGCAGGCTGTCACCGCGGCCCTCGTCGACTATGCCGCCAAGGCGCGCGACATCGGTGGGGATATCGGCAGCGCGCTGGTGGGCGCGTTCCAGAGCGCCGAGAACGCAATCGGTGACTTCGTGAAGACCGGCAAGATCGACTTCCGCGACCTGGTCACCTCGATGATTGCCGATCTCGCAAAGCTGGCGGCGCGGCGCTTCATCTTTGGGCCGATAGCGAACGCTCTTTCCGGCGCGCTGGGCGGTGCGGGCGGGCTATTCGCGAACATCCTGCATACCGGCGGCGTGGTCGGCGCCCCTGGCCCTGGCCGGATGGTTCCCGCCTTGGCCTTCGCGGGTGCGCCGCGCATGCACAACGGCGGCTGGGCAGGGCTGCGCCCCGACGAGGTGCCCGCGATCCTGCAGCGGGGCGAGCGGGTCCTTTCCCGGCGCGAGGCGGCAGGGTTCGGCCAGTCGGGCGCGTCCACCGTCAATGTCACGATCAACGCCCGCGACGCCGAGAGTTTCCGCCAGTCGCGCACGCAGGTCGCCAGCGACATCGCCCGTGCCGTGTCGCTCGGGCGGCGGGGCATGTGAGGATCAGCCATGGCATTTCACGAGGTCCGCTTTCCGGACAACATAAGCCGCGGGGCACGCGGCGGCCCCGAACGCCGCACCCAGATCGTCGAACTGGCAAGCGGGGCGGAGGAGCGCAACGCCAGCTGGGCCAACAGCCGTCGCCGCTACGACGTCGCCTACGGCATCCGCCGCGCCGACGATCTGGCGGCGGTCGTCGCCTTCTTCGAGGCCCGTAATGGCCGACTGCATGGCTTCCGCTTCAAGGACTGGGCTGATTTCAAGTCTTGCCTGCCGTCGCAGACGCCCGCCGCGACCAACCAGTCGATCGGCACCGGGAATGGGGCGGCCACCCTGTTCCAGCTGACCAAACGCTACACCTCCGGCGCGCAGTCCTGGACTCGGACCATCACCAAGCCCGTCGCCGGAACCGTGACCATCGCCCTGAACGGGACGCCCCAAGCTTCCGGATGGTCGGTTTCCACGACCACCGGCTTCATCACCTTCACGACGGCCCCCGCCGCTGGCATCGCCATCACCGCAGGTTTCGAATTCGACGTTCCCGTCCGCTTCGACACCGATGCCCTCGACGTCACCCTCGATCTCGAACGCCTCGGGTCGATCACCTCGATCCCCCTCGTGGAAATCCGCACATGAAGTCCCTGAACCCCGCGCTGCAGGCCCATCTTGATGATGGCACCACCAACCTGTCCTGGTGCTGGCGCATCACCCGCGCCGATGGCGTCACCTTCGGTTTCACCGACCATGACCGCACCCTTACCTTCGACGGGACCGAGTTCGAGCCGGAAAGCGGTCTGACGGCGTCCGAGGTGCGGTCGGGGTCGGACCTGTCGGTGGACGCGCAGGATGCCCAAGGGGTGCTATCGTCGGACAGGATCACCGAGACCGACATCCTCGATGGCCGATGGGACAATGCGGCAGTCGAGGTCTGGCGGGTGAACTGGTCGGCCCCGGCGCAGCGCGTTCTCCTTCGGCGCGGGGCCATCGGCCAGATCCGGCGCGGACGTCTGGCCTTCGTGGCGGAGGTTCGGAGCCTCGCCCATGTCCTCGGCCAGACGGTCGGACGGACGTTTCAGGCCAGTTGCGATGCCGCGCCGGGCGATAAGCGCTGCGGCGTGAACCTGGAAGCGTCTGCCTTCAGGGGGCCCGGCGCGGTCATCGATGTGCTGCGCGACCGGGCCTTCACCGCCTCCGGCCTCGGCAGTTTCGCGGCGGGCTGGTTTGCCTTCGGGCTGGTCGAATGGTCGACCGGCGCCAATGCCGGGCGGCTGGTCGAGGTGCTGTCGCATGACTTGTTCGACGGCGTGGCGATCCTGACGCTGCTGGAGGCGCCGGTGCGCCCGATCATGGCGACGGACGCCTTCATCATCCGAGCTGGCTGCGACAAGCGCCTCGCCACCTGCGGGACGAAGTTCGCCAATGTCGCGAACTTCCGAGGCTTTCCCCATATCCCCGGCCAGGATGCCGTTCTGCGCTACGCGACGAAGGACGGCGGCCACGAGGGGGCGGTGCTTTGAAGGCCGCCGATCCTGCCCGCGTCATCGCCGTCGCGCGATCCTGGCTCGGCACGCCCTATCACGACCAGGCCAGTTTGCGCGGGGTCGGCTGCGACTGCCTCGGCCTTGCGCGCGGCGTCTGGCGCGCGGTTGTCGGGCCGGAACCGTTTCCGATCCCACCCTACAGCCGGGATTGGGGCGAGACCGGGCCGCGCGAGGCGCTGGCGGAGGGCTCACGCCGCATGATGCCGGAGATCGTACCCGCCGATGCGCCACCCGGCGCGCTGATCCTGTTCCGGATGATGCCGCGCGCCATCGCCAAGCATGTCGGGATCCTCACCAGCCCCGACACCTTCCTCCACGCCTATGAACGTCTGGGCGTGATCGAGGAACCGCTGACGACGGCCTGGCGACGGCGCATCGCCTTCGCCTTCCTGTTCCCGGCACGCTGACTGACCAACCCTTCCAACCCTGAGTTTCCGCATGGCCACGCTTGTCCTCGGCGCTGTCGGTTCCGCCATTGGCGGGGCTTTCGGCGGTGCGATCCTCGGCTTTTCCGGCGCTGCCATCGGCGGTTTCATCGGCTCCACCATTGGCTCGGTGGTCGACAGCTGGATCGTGTCGTCGCTGGCACCTGCGCAGAAGATCGAGGGCCAGCGGCTGGATTCCCTGCGGATCACCTCCGCGACGGAAGGCGCGATCATCCCGCGCCTTTACGGGCGCATGCGCATCGGCGGCAACATCATCTGGGCCACGGATTTTCGCGAGGAGACGAAGACCACCACTCAAGGCGGCGGCAAGGGCGGTGGCGGTGGCCGGGTCCAGACCACCGAGTATCTGTACTACGCCAGCTTCGCGGTCGCCCTTTGCGAGGGCTCGATCACCGGCATCGGCCGCATCTGGGCCGACGGCAAACCGCTCGACATGACGGGGATCACCTGGCGCTGGTATCCGGGGAACGAGACCCAGACCGCCGACCCGTTCATCGCCGCCAAGATGGGCTCCGCCAATACGCCCGCCTATCGCGGCACCGCCTACGTCGTCTTCGAGGAACTGCCGCTTTCCACCTATGGCAACCGCCTGCCGCAGTTGTCGTTCGAAGTGTTCCGGCCGCTCGCAGACCCCGACACGGCCGAGGGGCTGGTGAAGGCGGTCACGATGATCCCGGCCTCGGGCGAGTTCACCTATGCCACCGAAGCCGTGCGCAAGACGGTCGGGGCGACGACGACGGTTTTCGGCCAGACGACCGGCGGCACCACCTCGGCCGAAAACCTGAACGCTCTGCCGGATGAGGCCGACATCGTCGTGGCCCTCGACCGGATGCAGGCCATGGCCCCGGCCGTTGAGAGCGTCAGCCTTGTCGTCGCCTGGTTCGGCAATGACCTGCGGGCGGGCAACTGCACGATCAAGCCGGGTGTGGAGGTGGCGACGAAGGTCACCAGCCCGAAGGTCTGGTCCGTCAACGGGGTTTCGCGGGCGAACGCGCATCTTGTCAGCCGCGATGCCGAAGATCGCCCGGTCTATGGCGGCACACCTGCGGATTTCGCGGTGGTTCAGGCGATCCGCGAGATGAAGGCACGCGGGCTGCGGGTGACGTTCTATCCCTTCCTGCTGATGGATGTGCCGCCCGGCAACACCCTGCCGAACCCTTACAGCGCGAATGCCGCCACGCCGGGTCAGCCCAGCTTCCCCTGGCGCGGGCGGATCACTTGCTCCCCGGCGGCAGGCTATACGGGGACGGCCGACAAGACGGCTGCTGCAGCCACGCAGGTCTCGGCCTTCTTCGGCGCTGCTGCCCCGGCGCAGTTCTCGGTGTCGGGCGACAATGTCAGCTGGACCGGTCCCTCGGGCGATTGGGGCCTGCGCCGCATGATCCTGCACTATGCCCATCTCTGCGCGGTGGCGGGCGGGGTCGATGCCTTCCTGATCGGGACCGAGATGCGCGGCCTGACCACCATTCGGTCCAGCGCCAGTGTCTATCCGGCTGTGACGGCCTTCAAGGCGCTGGCCGCCGACGTGAAGGCAATCCTCGGGCCGGGCACCAAGGTCGGCTACGCCTCGGACTGGTCAGAGTATTTCGGCCACCAGCCGGGAGACGGCAGCGGCGATGTGTTCTTCCATCTCGATCCTCTCTGGTCGGATGCCAACATCGACTTCATCGGCATCGACAACTACATGCCGCTCTCGGACTGGCGCGACGGGTTCGACCATGCCGATGCTCAGGAAGGATGGCCCGCAATCCATGACCGGGGCTATCTGCAAGCCAACATCGCAGGCGGCGAAGGCTTCGGCTGGTTCTATGCCAGCGCCGCCGATCGCTCGGCGCAGATCCGCACGCCCATCACCGATGGCAGCGCGGGCAAGCCCTGGGTCTTCCGCTACAAGGATCTGCGGGCCTGGTGGTCGAACCCGCATTTCAACCGGCCGGGCGGGATCGAAAGCGGCACGCCCACCGCATGGGTGCCGCAGTCCAAGCCTGTCTGGTTCACCGAACTGGGTTGCCCCGCCATAGATCGGGGCACGAACCAGCCAAACGTGTTCTTCGATCCGAAGTCGTCGGAGAGCTTCACCCCGTATTTCTCGCGCGGCTGGCGCGACGACGCGATCCAGCGCGCCTATCTTGAAGCCAGCTATCTCTGGTGGGGTCATGCCGCAAACAACCCGACCTCGGCGATCTACGGCGGCCGGATGGTCCACGTCCCCGAATGCGCAGCCTGGACCTGGGACGCGCGGCCTTATCCGTTCTTCCCCGAACTGACCGGCGTCTGGACGGACGGCCCGAACTGGCGGCTCGGCCACTGGCTCACCGGACGGCTGGGTGCGGTATCGCTCGCCGCGCTGGTGCGGCACCTCTGCCTGCGCGCTGGGCTTGCGGAAAGCCTGATCGACGTCTCCGGTCTCTGGGGCGCCGTCGAGGGCTATGTGATCGGCGCGCTGGAAAGCCCCCGCGCGTCGATTTCCACTCTGGCGCGGCATTTCGGCTTCGACGCCATCGAGACCGAAGGCCTGATCCGCTTCGTGATGCGCGGTCGCGCCTCGGTCGCCACGCTGGCCATCGACGATCTGGTCGCCGCCCGCGAGGGCGAGGCTTTTGAGCTGACGCGCGGCCAGGAGACGGAACTGCCCCAGGCCCTGAAGTGGCAGGTCGCCCGCGCGGACGAGGATTACGATGCTACCCTCGTGGAAGCGCGGCGCATCACCGTCGACACGACGCGCATCGCCTCCGAGTCCTTCCCCATGGCGATCCCGCCAGAGGAGGCCGAACGCCGCTGCCGCCGCTCGCTGATGGAAGCCTGGATCGGCCGGGAAAGTGCGACCTTCCGTCTGCCGCCCTCGCGCCTCGCCCTCGATCCGGCCGACGTGATCCGGCTCGCCCATGATGGCCGCGAGGTCGAGTTCCGCCTCGTCTCTGTCGCCGATGCCGAGGCACGGGGCATCGAGGCGGTGCGTCAGGACCGCGCCGCCTATGACCTGCCGCCCGGCGATCCGCGCCCGGCCTCGCTGGCCAGCCCCGTCGTCTTCGGCACGCCCGAGGTGGTGATGCTGGACCTCCCGCAAATCAGCGAGGACCAGCCCGCCCATCGCCCCTTGATCGCCGCCCACGCCAGCCCCTGGCCCGGCGAGATCGCGGTCTTTCGCAGCGCGTCCACCGACGGGTTCAATCTGCTGACCACGTTCGGCAGTCGGGCTCGGATCGGGACCCTGGCCTTCGACTTCTTTCCAGGGCCGACCTCGCGCTTCGATCTGGGCAACCAGCTGGTCGTCGATCTCCTGTCGGGGACGCTGGAGAGCGTCACGGACGTTACACTCTTCGGCGGGGCGAATGCACTGGCCGTGGAGACAGCCGCCGGGGTCTGGGAGAACGTCCAAGCTGGCCAAGCTGAACTGATCGCCGCTGGCCGCTACCGACTGACCCGCCTCCTGCGCGGCCAGCGCGGAACGGAACATGCCGTGGGCAACCCGGCCCCTGCTGGCGCGCGGGTGGCTGTGCTGGATGCAACGCTGGCGTCGCTGCCCATCGCCGAGGCCGATCTCGGCCTGCCATGGAACTGGCGGGTCGGCCCGGCCGCGCGTTCTGTCAGCGACGCAAGCTATGCCGCGCTGGGCTTCAACCCAACCGGGCGGGGCCTTGTCCCCTTCGCGCCGGTCCACGTCGAACAGCCGTGGCGAACTGCGCGCAGCCCGGGCGATCTCACCATTCGCTGGACGCGCCGGTCTCGCGCGCTGGTCGCCGATGCATGGGAACAGGTCGAGGTGCCCTTGGCAGAGGACGTCGAAGGCTACGATGTCCAGATCCTCGACGGCGCGGCCGTCAAGCGCACGCTGGCGAGCACCACGTCCTCCGTCCTCTACCCCGCGGCGCAGCAGACCGCCGATTGGGGCGCGCCGCTCGGCCCCGGCCAGACGCTGGCGCTCCGCATCTATCAGCTTTCGAACCGCCTCGGCCGCGGCACGCCCGCGTCCGTGACCCTCCAGTTCTGACAGGATTTCCCATGTCCGACACCACGACCCATCTGGGCCTGCCCTACCTCTTGGCGGCGCAGGCGCAGAAGCATGTCACCCACAACGAGGCCCTACGCCTGCTCGACGCCATGGTGCAACTGTCCGTCCTCGACCGGACGCGCACTGCACCGCCAGCGAGCCCGGCGGATGGGAACAGGCATCTGGTCGCTTCGGGCGCGACCGGCCTGTGGGCCGGGTGGGACCTGAACATCGCCTTCTGGGTTGATGGCGCATGGATCCGCCTCGTGCCGCGTACCGGCTGGCTGGTCTGGGTCGCGGCCGAGGGGCTGTTCCTCGTCTGGACCGGCAGCGCCTGGGAGGTGGTGGGCGAGCCCCGGGACGTCTCGGACACCGTCTTCAGCCTCGTCAACGATGCGGACCCCACGAGGAAGGCCACCTTCTCGCTAGCAGGGATCAGCACGGGCACCACGCGCAGTTACACGCTGCCGAACACTTCGTCAGAACTGGCGATCCTGGCGGGCACGCAGACCTTCTCCGGCAACAAGACCTTTTCCGGCACGCTGACGGCCTCGGGCACCGTCACCGTCTCCGCAGCCTCGGCGAGCATCGGCACGGCCACGACGACCGCGAACTACGGAATGGGCACAGGGGCAACGACGACGGGCGTCACCAAGACCGTGAACATCGGCACCGGCGGCGCGTCCGGATCGACGACAGTCGTGAACATCGGCTCGGCCACCGCTGGCGCGGGCGGCACGACGGTGGTGAACACGCCGACCGTCACCTTCGCCAATACCGTGACGCAGGTCGGCATGCCGCAAGCGAACCTGACTGCCCAGCTCTTGGGTCTCGGCGGGGCGACGGCCGACAGCTACAATCGGCTTTCGGTGAACACACCGGCCGTGCTGCTGAACAATGCAGGTGCGGGGATCGAAGCCACCGTGAACAAGGCCGCGGCCGGGAACGACGCCGCCTTTGCCTTCAAGACCGGCTTCTCCGCCCGCGCCCTGATCGGCCTCTTGGGCAACGACGACTTCAGCTTCAAGGTCAGCCCGGATGGGTCGGCCTTCTTTGAGGCGATCCGGATCGACCGCACCAGCGGCCGCGTCGAGCTGGCAGAGCCGGTGGTCCTGCCCGCCCATGACGCCGTCCCTTCGCCGCCTCCCGCGGGCAAGCTCGCGCTCTATGCCCGTGACCGGGCGGGGATGGGATGGCTCGATGTCGAACGCCCCTCGGGCCGCCATTTCCCGCTCCAGCCGCATTTCGGGGTGAACCGGATCGCGACCTGGGCGCCCTCGACCAGCACGACGATCAACACCAACGGCATGCCGCGCACGGCCGTAGGCACAGCGGCGACGCCGACGCTCGCCACAACCAACCTCTCCACCTCCATGCGGCGCTGGCGGATGACCTCGGCGGCCACGACCGGAGCAGCGGCCGAGGAGCGATCCGCGGGCTGGGTCTGCTGGCGCGGCAATGCCGAGGGTCTGGGCGGCTTCACCTATGTGAACCGGCTGTCGCTGGTCACGCTGCAGGCGACCGGCATGGGGTTCTTCGGCCTGATCGGATCGGTCGCGGCGCTGTCGACCACTCTGACGCTCTCGGCCGTCGTCAACGCGCTGGGCATCGGGTTCGAGCGTGGCACCCATGACAACTGGCAGATCGTCCACAACGACGGCACGGGCGCGCCGACCGTGATCGACCTTGGCGCGGGCTTCCCGGTAGCCAGCACGACCAATGTCCTGACGCTCTACATCGCGGCGGCTCCGAACGACAGCGCGGTCGGGATCCGCGTAGTCGAGGAAGTCTCGGGCGCCGTCGCCGAGGCCACGATCACAACAGACATGCCCGCGGCGACCCAGCTTCTGAGCCCCCGCAACTACCTCAACAACGGCACCACGGCTGCGGCCGTCGCCTACGACTGCTCGGGTGTCTACGTCGAGACCGATTACTGACCGGCCGCAGCCCGCGGCAATGAAAGGACCATCATGAACGACCAGACCAATCTCGCCGGGGAGGTCGCACGGGCCTTTCGGGACCACGGGATCACCGCCGCGCTGACCGCCCTCATCGGCGGCACCATGGCCCTGATCGCGGCGATCACCCGCAAGGCCTTCACCAACGAGGCCCTGCTGGATCGTCTCGACCGGGAGCTCATCGCCGACCGCGACCGGATCGACCGCCAGCGCAGCGAGGATCGCAAGGCCGATGGCGACCGCCTCGACCGGATCGAGACCGACATCCGCTCGATGCGCGACATGCTCTTCGATGCCTTCCAGCGCGGCCGATCCGACTGACTCATCCGAACCTCGCCAACCGACCCCCGACCCCCGACCCGCCCCAGAGGCGGGTTTTTCATTTGGAGGATCCACCATGCCCACCCTGACCTACCCCCACTGGCGCGACGTGCCCGCGAATACTTGGCGCTGGCCAGACTTCTCGGCCGCCGAGATCGCCTGCCGCGGCACCGGCGCGATCAAGATCAACCCGGAGGCTATGGACAAACTGCAGGCCCTGCGCGACCGGCTGGGCAAGCCGCTGATCGTGCGCTCGGCCTACCGCAGCCCGGAACACAACCGCGCTGTTGGTGGCGCCCCGGCGTCCAAGCACATGCAGGGCACCGCCTTCGACATTGCCATGGCAAACCATGATCCGGTTGCCTTCGAGGCGGCGGCACGGGCGGTCGGGTTCCTGGGGTTCGGGTACTATCCCCGCTCCGGTTTCATGCACATCGACCTCGGGCCTGCCCGCTCCTGGGGCGATCCCTTCCCGGTGCGCGCGGTGCCCTTTGCCCCGGAACTGCCGCCCGCGCGCGAAGTCCTGTCGGAAAGCCGGACCCTGCGCGGTGGCGGGGCGGCCGGTGCCGCCACCGTCGGCGCGGCCGGGGTGGAGGTGCTGCAAGACGTCCTCGCCGAGACCCGGTCCACCATCCAGCCGCTGGTGCCCTACCTCGACACCCTGCGCTGGGTGCTGGTCGCCATCGCGCTGATCGGCATCGCCGTCACGATCCACGCGCGGCTGGACGACTGGAAGCGGGGCCAGCGGTGATCGGCTGGCTCCTCACACATGGCCCGGCGCGAAAGGCGCTGGGCCTGGCCCTCACAGCAGCAGCAATCCTGCTGTTCCTGCTGAACCTGCGCCGTGCCGGTGAACGCGCCGGGCGCGCGGCCGAACGGCTTGATGCCCGAGAGAGAAACGATGCCATGCACCGCCAGATGCTCGACGCCGCCGCCCGCCGCCCTCCTGATCGCGATGCTCTGGCTAACCGGCTGCGCGATGGCAGGTTCTGACGCCCGCGCGCCCTGCCCGCCCGTCGTCGACTACACCGCTGCCGATCAGGCGCGGGCCGCCGATGAGGTCGAGGCGCTGCCCGAAGGGGCCGTCGTCGTCCGGATGCTCAGCGACTACGCCGTGTTGCGGGATCAAGCGCGCGCGTGCCGGTGAAATCTGTTTCAGGCAGCTGAGTGAATGCTACTCCGTCTGCCTCAGAGGATTCGGGTTCCGGTGGAACGAGAAATTTAGTGGCTTCGCTATGATAAACGGGCGCATTCACCTTCGGCGGCGAATGCGCCCGCTTGTTTCAATGGCCGGACACCGACCATTGGGCCGGTGAAAACTCAAACCAGCCTGGCGGGCTCCGAGCGGGTTCGCCGCCATTCCCGCCGCCGCACTTGATCCGGCCCTCTGTCCGGCGTCTCCTGCGGTCCCCGCGCTTTCGGGTCCGGGTCCCCATCGTCGAAAGAAGTACAGTTGCCGAACTACTCGGTCTCGCTCCTCCTCGCTTCCGTCGTAGACGCAGGCTGCAAGAGGCCCGCCACGATCTGGCGAAACTCGCCGAGGATTTCACCGTGGTTCTTGTCGAGGTAGCGGGCGAGACGGTCATTCTGCAAAAGCCGCTCGACATAGCGACCGGCCACCACCAGCCGGAGGTGA